GTACCGCAATGGCAGCAATAATCATCTTTAAATCGTTAGCCGTTACTGGCGTATCGGCATTATCTGCCGTGGTCCACTCTATTGTAGCTCCTTCGCCTTGCAGTTCCAACGCAATAATTGCAGCACTGATTCTGTCACGGGCTTTACTGTCGTAGTCGTAGAGGTACCCGCCGTATTCCACCGGCTCAACCTCTTTGCTATCACGCAGACGCTTTAATTCCATGATTTTACGTTCACGCAAGATTTCGATAGGTTCTTCGGCGTGGATAACTATTACACCTAATTCCTGTAAGGTATCGTCACTGATTGACAAAGGAATAAAGATTCCGTCTTTGCCTAGTGCTTCCGAAAGGTCATACAAGTTATTATAGCTGTTAGCCTTATACGTGTATGTATTCATCAAAATCACCTCTTAATTAAATATTATTTCAACTTTAAATTTCTTTCCTACGTTTGCGGCACTAAACATACTAGAAATACTTGACGGCACACGTTGCACATAGGTGTAAAAACCTGTTGCAGCACTTTGATATGAAATTTTACCGACTGCAAGTGATTGGGTAACACCAGTTTCCATAGGTGTTATCTTAAGGCTGATATTACGGCTGCCACTCGTAACGCCTTCTTCTAGGAAGGCAATGTCAAGCCATCCAGCGTAGTAATTCAGCATAACAAGAGTAACGGCTCTACCGTCATGTGTAACATTACCTGTAACCTCACCATAGTAACCACTGTTGGCGTTATATCCATATTGGCCACTTTTAGTTCCCATAGTCATAATGAATACATTCTCATCAACCACACCGCCCTCAGCACGTTTGAACATAAATAGACGATTAAGTCCCATGTTACATCACCTCTATGATAACTTAGATGCTTGTACGATGCTAGTTTTGTTACCGCTATTATCTAATGCTATAAGGATATTAAGTAATAAACCTGCACTCGTAATAGCTACATCACTAGCACTACCAATGTATTTTAGTGTACCACCATTAGTTATAGTTAGAGGATAATCAGCACTAGCTTTGATATATGCAGTAAAGACTAATGATTGACCACTATTTAATAAATAAGTGAAGTTTGTTAAATCTAGAGTAAAGCTACCTGTTGCATTATAAACAGCCGTAACTTTAGTAGGTTTTACAGAATTGCCACTAGCATAATCTGTTTTATACTTTTCTGTGCTCAACAATGCTAAATCAAACGATTGTTGAGCTGTCCATGTATTCTGTGTAGACGTGCTAACCCCACTACCACTCCCGCCACCACTGACAGTAATAGTTACGTTGCCATTGCTATCGGGTTTAGTGTTATTTACAGTTTTTATATAGCCTGCGTCATTAGTAAATGATGATACGTTTGTAGGGATAGCTGCCTGTACAAAAGCCGTTGTCGCTATCTGTGTAGTGTTCGTTCCAACTGCCGCAGTAGGTGCTGTCGGTGCACCTGTTAGCCGTGCCCCGCCGTTCCAGCCGTTGCCGTTGATATTTCCAACTAAAACAGCTCCAGATTTTGTACCGGTTAGGCATTTGTAGAAATTCCAGTTGGGGTCATATTCATAAAAATCAACAGAATCATGACCAGAATAGCCAAAATCTATAGCATGATAGTAGGAGTTAGCGTCGCCCTCGCCGCGGAATTTGCGGCACTGAAAATAGTTTGCTGTCGCTGTGCCTGTCTGGAAATTAGTCGCTGTGATGCCGCCAGTTACGGTGCCGCCTGTTAACGGCAGGTATTTTCCTGAACCACCACCGCCCATGTTAGCTATAGCCTCGGTAACCACTTTATTTTGGACCGGATTAGTGCTAGTAGTCGACAACTCAGCGTCAATGGTTACCTTTTGCATCAAGCCTACAACCGGGTTACCGTCGGCCCCGGTTGCCTTTACTCCGTCTGCCAAATCGGCAGCGGTGACGGTATTACCGGTAAGGTCTACCAACGTGTTACCGCCGTATATAACTTTATTCACTGCCATTTTTTATACTCCTTAGCCTATAGTAACAGTCTTGCCGCCTTGAGCATTGTCGCTCTCATTGTAGGGTATCGGCTCTACAGTCACCTGCGACAAATAATTAAAACCCTGTGCGCTGTCAGGCAAGATTGTTTGCGCTGTTGTTTTTGGGGTAGCAGTCTTAGCCTGCGCTTTTGCGCTCTCAGTGCCGCTCATGGTGCCGGTAACGCCTAAAATGGATACACCTGCCCTGATGTTTGTAGCAATGATTTTGGCCTGTTCGGTTGTACTGATTTTAACCTTGCCTGCGCCGTCATGGTAACCGATAGGCACGGTGTATTCGTCAGCCTTCTTGCTGATTTCACCGCTGACAGCACCATTGTTCTTCATCTCGCCTGTAATTTTAACGCCGTTGACGTAGGCTGTTTTTCCGCTGAGGATTTCTGCGCTGGCAGCAGTCGCATCGGAAGTATCGGCGTTAAAAGTGCAAGTGCCTACAATCGGCGCACCGCTTTTATCGTGAGCAGTATATGTGCTCAATATCTTATCTGCTGTAACAGTATCGGCGGTTAAGTCGATTAATGTTTTTCCTCCATACACTACCTTAGAGATATTTTTTTCAGCCATAATTTACTTCGACCTCGCTTCCTATGTATGCCGTAATTCCATCGGATAAATTGGATGTTTCAAAATATGGAATTTTTTCGACAGTAATATTTTTTGTTAATTGTTTGTTTGCCGTCGGCAATATCTGCACCTCATGTGCTTCGGAATGCACGGTGTATTTGCCGTCATAAATATCGGCTCCAATACTCCGTGCTGATAAGATTCCATGTAGGTTGCCTTTAGTTGGTGACAAATTGCCATGCAGCTCACCTTTGGCAACTGTCAGCGTACCATGTAACCTCATTAGTAGGTCACCTCCTCCATTAAGAGGAACTCATGTGGCGGAATAACTGTATCAACGTAGCCATCAGCACGGCGAAGTTCAATGTCATATACATAAGCTCCAAACGCCAACCCTTCGGTATCTGCTGGCTTAATATCAAGCTCACCGCCAACGATAACTTTTTGCAGAACGATAGTCTGGTTACGTGCTGTGCGCCGAAGCGTAAATGTTAATACATCGCTGTCAGTCAGTTCAACATTCCTGCCGTTAATATCGGTGATGCTAATGTTAAAAACACCGCTATCACCTCTAATCATTCTGATATTGTTGTCATCAACTTTAAACACCACTATCACCTCTTACAATTCTATATTATTGAGTTCAAAAACAGTTTTGCAAGATTCTACTTCAGCCTGTTTTTTCCAGCCTGCTTGTTTGCAATCTCCTATATGTATGCTTAAGTCAGCCATCCACTGTAACACCTGACTAGCACTAAGATATTGAATTGTCTTTTCTTTTTCTCCGCCTTTATAACCACGAACAGGGCAACCGATGGAATATTTTTCAGCAAACTGCTCTGAATTTACATTAAGAGCAATGCCTTGCATCGTGATTTGCGTTTCTAAATCGCTGTCATAGGTGACTTTTTCTCCGCTTGCTTCACTAACAAAACCGCCAGTAATTTTACTTGCAGTCCAATCGTTAATCTCTTTTAGCTTAAGTTTTTTTTGAAAAACTAAAACAAGATCATCATCATCTTTCGGAAAAACAACATCACCGTTTTCATCAAGAGAAAAATCGGTAGGAGTAGCAGAAGAACTAATATTCTTGATGACATACTCGTCAACGCCGTTATCCATGCCTGCAATGTAGTTTTTTAAAGAATCTTCGGAAATACTAATAGCAATACCTTTTTTGTTTTTAAACAAATAAAACATTTATTTCACCTCTTTAATACTTAACTCCATAAATTTCAATGATAGAGCTGTTTTGGGATGCATTGTACCAAATAGTATCTGTCGAAAGAAGGTGAGTAGTTGTTCCAGATTGCACCCCTGAATACAGGCACCAATAAGAGCTATAGTCATTAATAAGATAAAAACTATATCCTTCAGAAAATGCTTTTTGTAAATTCCAAACATCGTGCAATTCGTATTTAATATCACTACCAGTATCGCCACTTCCAACCACCAAAATCTTATCATACAGTGTGTAAGATTCTTTAAGCATTATTGTACTTCTCGTTCTGTCACTTCCGCCCGATGTTGTCGGGAAAGAAGCATCACCGCCATAAGCTCTAATGCCTGTAGAAGTATTATTAATATTTCTTACATCTGTACCACCATTTCTTGTTTTCATGGTATCCCAATCAATTAATGCTACAAGTGTAGGTGTAGTGTTTCCTGCAAGCTTATCTAACAAATCTGTTTTAACAAAAGCAAAATCATTACTGTTAACACTAGAAATGTTTTTATTAAAGCTATTATAACTAGGGAATACATGAATTTTATCTAACTTACCTGTTGTACTTGCCAATTTTTTTACCCCCTTATTTATTTGTTGTTGGAATATATGGTGTTGCTCCACCATATTCAATAATAACAAAACCTTGTGTTCCGTCACTCACTCTAAATCTTTTTGCACGGTCGCCGTCGTTACTGTAAAAGGTGTTTTTACCTCCTGCGCCTACAACAATTTGAATAGTACTGTTCGGAGTTACTTCAACTTCTACATCAGCAACATAAGCACCGCTATTTCCTGCAACACCAATTTGATTAGAAGTACCATCAGAGTCAAAAAAATGAAATGAACCGCCACCTGCACCATAGATGTTAAACGATTCAAAGGTTCCTGTAGATGTATAAGTTACGCTATCTTTCGTTCCTAGCACATTAGCATAGTAATATCCAACCTTATCCATTACGTTTGCTAAAGAAGCGACACCATTCTTGTTAAGCGGAAAACCGTATCCATGTACAGAAAAATCCCTGTTTCTGGCGGTAACATATTGTCCTCTTACACCATTTTTAGAAGCAGCAGGCTGATTAACAGTCATTACATTACCGCTTCTTAAAGTAGCAGTTGCGCCTTGTCCGCCGGAAATAACATAACTGCCAACTTTCGTATCTCCGCCGTTTCCTGCTTGCATATCCAACGTGGGACAGGCATTATAAGCACCAACAGTAATACCGCCAGCTCCACCGCCGCAACCAGTAACATATATTTTTGTAACGCCAGCAGGAATTCTCAAACTGTAAGTGCCTACGGTTTTATAGATAAGTCTTGTACGCTTTAACGTAACTACATCTTTATACAGCAGATACTTCGAGCCGTCTTTTTTTTGCATCTCAAAAACAGTTTCCGGAATGCTACTCATTTTTTTTGAATACTTATCTTTGTCAACCTTATAAGATAAAATGCAAAATCCGTCTACACCGTTACCCCCTGTACTGCCTTGTACCTTACTAGAATTGCCAACAGGTGAACCGCCGCTAGAGTAATTAGTGCTACTACTGCCGCTATAAACGCCACCTCTGGCAGTTACACCTAATGCAGAAGAAGCTTCTCCGGCTGTACCATAAACATAATCAGAATCGCTTGTCGTTACACCTTCGCCACCTTTTCCGCCAGCACCAATAGTAATAGTGTACTGCGTGCCAGGGGTAACACTAATAGTTCTTGTTACACGTTCGCCATAACCTATAGCCATTTCTACATCACCTCTTTTATTGCTCCCCAGAATTCTCGCAAGTAATCACAATGGCATAACTCACCGTCTTTTTGTACTGCAATAGGACAAATACAACGGCAAATATCCAAATGCTCACAAGTCTTACATTTAATAGGCAAAAGTTCCTCAAAAATTTTTCTATGCTTTTCCTGTAGCTCTGTAAAGTTATCTGTAATATGCCCTACAATCTTATCTGTATTATGACACAGCATAATTTCTCCGTTAAAATTTACGCTAAGGCTTACTACAGCAGGACGGCAAGGCGGATAAGGATATTTGTAAAATTCTTCTTTGTTAAAACCCCTTACACGCAAGATTTTTGAGTAAAACCAATGTCGAATATAGGGAGCAATCTCACTATCAGAATTTGCGATTAACCACAAATTTTTAACTGCATTTCTTACTGCATTAGGCTTAAATTGATATAGGTCAAGCGGCGTATGCTCACTCAACACATTCATAAGACCACAAGTGATTTCTGTTCCAGGAAACGTATAATGTAGCCAATCAAAAGCTTCTACCATGTTATCGTTTATAGCATTAAAAACAGTGTTAACCGCTCTTTTCCTTATGCGCAAAAACTTTTTACACGCTTCTTTACTGGGTACTGCATTTCTCGCAGCTCTTGCGTTCGGTGCATCATAGCTCATAATAAACCAAATATCATGCTCGTTACAGAAGTCAACTATTTCATTATTTAAAAGCAATCCGTTACTAAAAATTCTATAGCTAACATTCTGTACGCCGAATTTTTTAAACTCAAGTACGAGTTTCTTAATGGTTTCCCAATAAAGCAAAGGTTCTCCGCCCCAAAAATATAATCTGCGAGGATTATTTTCAGCGTATTTCCAAGGCAGGTTACTCCACATAACTATAAAGTCTTTTACCTCTTGCGATAACTCTTTTCCATGAGGGGCAAGATTAAAACAACTTTTAATAGGAGTTTGAACGCAATGCCTACATGACATATTGCAAGCAGTACCAAGGAAAAGATAAACCGCACCCAGGTCGTTAAGCTCGTGTAATTCTTCGCTAAAATTATTCATAAGTACCTTAGTTGCCTTCGCCGCCACTTGATTCGCCAACGCTACCGCTACTGCCACTGTCATTGTAGTTTCTTCCGTAACCGCCAGCACCAGCCCCTGAAATCTCTACGGTAATTTCAGTAACGCCTTCCGGAACAGTAAAGGTATAAGTTCCAGCATTGCTCCACGATGTAATTACATCTACCTTATTAGCCATAATTTACCTCTTATTCTGTATAGGTAATCATTGTTACACCTACACTATCAATACCTAGATTTCTTCTTGCAGCTTCGGCAGTTGTAGCTCCTGTGCCGCCATTAGCAATAGGCAATGCTCCGTTCGTATTACCTAAACCCAAAACATAACGAACACCAGCAACGGTAGTTTGTCCTGTACCGCCACCAGAGATAGAAAGAACTTTATATGTAGCATCGCCGCATAACGCCATATCCTGCTTTCCTGCTGCCGGAATTGGCGCAAGTCCTGCTCTACCGGAGCTGTTGTATGTTGCGCCTGTCATATTAGCGATATTAATATTGCCACTTGAATCAGGCTTTACGTTATTTACGGACCGAACAAATTTAGCTTTAATCTGCCCTAAAAAATAGCTTAATCCGTCAAGATCAATCAATTTTTGCAAGTTAGCCATTATGCAAGCTCCTTTGTAATCAAATTCTGAATTTCAACATTTGTTGCTGTCTGTAATCTGTAAGCTCGTGGAATAACTTCCCAAGCTACCGAACCGTCTACATAAGTTGCACCGATTGTAGCTTTGCTAAAATCCGGTTCACTCACAGCAGTATCGCCACCAACAATACAAGCTAAGACAACACTTTTAGGCAAGTTGGGTGACAATACGATGTCGCCATTTGCATAAGATGTACTGTTCTTGCGAATGTTTAAACTGTTAAAAAGGTACTGGCTTTTTAAATCGCTCACATTTTGCAATTTGTTAAAGTATTCAAGCGGCGGTGCTTCTCCTTTGTCAAGATACCCCCAACCACGCAGGTAATCAAGCTCAGGCCAAGAATCAATCATCTCACCGACGCTTGCGCTGCTGCCAAAAATTAAATCAAAAGTAGGCTGTTTCATTACCATTATTCAACAAGTCCCCCTTTCACCTTTATAATCCTTGCGAATGTTCCTTGATTAAATCCTTTAAACCTATAAGGATTTTCTCCGCTTCTGCTAAAGCCGAACGTATTTGTAGCATCGAAAGAATAGACATAAATTACGCCAATACCGGCGCCACGGATAATAAGGTTCAGTGCATCAATCAAGCGGCTTTCTTGACTTGTTACTAAACGTCCTATTCCTATACGCATTTTGGCATTTCCGGCATTTACAGCAGAAATACGTTCAACACCAAAAACTTTCTTTATGCTGTGTATAGTGCTAACGCGAGAGCAGTCCGTCGTATTTTTCTCAATCTTCGAGATAACAGCAAGACGGTAATAACGGTCGTTTAAGTCGCTGGATGTAAGATAATTATCATACATACGTCTAAACGGAGCTTGCCCGAATCCCATGTTGCCATGATCAGGAAAACCAAAAAAATCCATTGCAATAGCATTTTCAACACGGCGAGTAATATCAGCGACTTCACCGCACATATCAAGCTGCTTACCAACCGCAGTATCTGGCCATATCTGTGTCCTTATCTGCTCCCTTACTTTATCTATGCTGTCGAGTTCGTTTCCAACGGCATTAAGAAAAGCTTTAATGTTAGGCTTGTTGCGAAACTGACTTAACAAATGGTTATACATTCTTTCGCTTGTAGTCATGGTTACAACTCCAAAGCTACAGTAACATTAGCAAGCTTTGTTACTGCCAGCTCATTACGTTCAATCGAAATGTTTTCCTGCTTATACGTTTGACCGTCTTTAGACACGCTGCACTCAATATAGCTAATACCGTCAACACCGCTGTAAATAGGACCAAGCAAACGCTGATAAATAACATCATTGCCCATCGACAGCTTGCTAATCTGTTCAAAAACGATATTTTTAATTTTATCGATTGCATCACCGGGTAAAATTTCTTCGTTATATTCTTTAATAATAACCTTGACATAAATCTGCACCTCATGCGGACGGCTAAAGCATACATCTTGCGCTGCACCCTCACTGTCCTCAATGCGAACGCAAATATCGCCGTTTGTATCAATACCTAAAGGTGCAACATTCAAGATAGTGCGAGCAATAGCTTCTTCATCGCCACCGAAAACAATAGCCTGGAAGGAGTGAGGTTTTAAGCCATCAACTGTTTCATCACTGCGGTTCTCATAGATGGTTACGCTTGTAACATCCTGCAATTCAAGCAACGCAGCTTTAATGCTTTCTTTCATGCCTATGCTGTTTCGGAATACCGCAGACGCATAACGTTGACGCACTTCGGATGCTGTTTCATAATCACGTCCCACGTATGTTTCAGATTCGTTACTGACGGAAAACCAGCCGTCATAATTCGTGTTGATATAGTTAACGCTGTTCAGCAAAGGTTCTATTTCTCCGTATTTTTCGCAATCAAAGCGAATAGGACTGCCAACCTGTGTAACTGTGAACGATTCATTAGGTACAACCACAGCTCCATACCGCCTGTCAGAGCGTTCAAAAACCAGCTTGCCATTAACTACATTGCCCTGCCATTTTGAAACGCTCTGTGAAGCCAAGGCAACGGCAACAACAAGAGCCGTTTCTCCTGCTTTGGCTGTGTACTTAATAACTACATCATTGTCAAATTGCACGCTGTAAACCTTGCCTTGTGTAGGTGCAGCAACATCAAGCGTAACGTGTACGCAGTCATTAAGGGTAATGGTGCTTTCCTCGATAATATCCCACTTATAGCCGGATGTATCTTTAATCTGGCAGTTTGCAGGAAGAACCATGCCACTACGTCCATAACAAACAGCATAAAGGTAGCTTGCCTGAGCTTTCTTTCGTTGCACATTGGTGTATGCAAGTGTGTTATCCAAACTGCCTTCGCTGGCACTAATAGGCGAGCGGTCATAATAATCACGCTCCAAAAGCTGCCACATCCTGTCAAGCTCTGCTGCATATACACCAACAAGAACGCCTATCATGCTGTTAGGTTGACGGCTGACTGTTGAGCCTAAATTTTGTTCCAAGCTTTTAAAAATATCTTCCCGAATCTCTGGCAGACGCTTTCTGACAAAACCGTTAACCGTTACTCCGTACTCCATAGCCTAAAACCTCCTTCCTTGTAATCATGCCGTATTCTGTTTCTGCTTCATAGCTCAATGACATTTGCCGTGTAGCAGGATTAAAATCAATGTCGATGTTAACTAAATTGGTTACTCCGTCAACCTTCAAAATCTGCTCACGGAAAAGCTCTCTGATTAGGGTAAAGTTTGGATTTTTAATAAGCACATAATCAAGATAAGGTACGCCGTGCGTAACATCCAAAAACCACTCACCAAGGAACGTGAGAAGCTGAATTTTTATCTGCTGCGCCACACGCTCGGCATTGTCGATAAACATCACATCACCATTTAAAGCAAGGTCATGTGTCTTTGCATTTAAAGCAAGGTCAAGCATTGCCAACACCTCCTAAATAGCTAGGAACGTATACATACAAATTATTGTCTTGAATCTGCGTCAACAAGCCACAATCAAGATAGAGCTTCTTTACAATACTTTTTTTATCGGGCGTTTCCACAACTTTGCCCCTATCCTCTACAAGGCAAATAAAGTCCATCTTGCTGTTAGACTGCCAGAACGATTCCGCATAATCATTAATTTGCGCAGCTTCTACGGCCCTGGCTTGCAGAACATCTTCTATAACAGCATCAAGCTCCGGCTGTTCAGCATCAACAACTTTTCCCCCGGAACTTCCTTCTGCATGCGCAGATGTTTCAGCCGTAGTATATTTGATTTTGTCGGCAAGGCTTTCTTTTAGCCAATCCCACGCATACCAATACGGCGTTAAATCAATACTGCCTACATCAGCATTGTATTTGATGCCATATTTTTCATCATCTTTGCATTTTAACGCTGCTTTTGTCTGCGATGTATAAGCACCACGGATAACAGCGCGAACAGAATCCGATACACCATCAACATTGCTAAAATAGTTATCAATAGCTTTTTCAAGCTTGACAAAATACGTCCACGAGCTTGTCAGCGTAGGAAACGCCGCAATACAAGCAGCTTTTTGTTTTTCATAAACAATCGTAACTTCTTCTTTTTTCATTGTTTTTTACCTCAATGCGACGAACTTGTTTCGCCGTGCGGAGCTGTATGCGTATGTCCTATAAGGCTAATACCGCCACCCTGTACATCACCAGTGCAAGTTATCGTCCCTTGCACATTGATGTTACCAACAACATTTATCGTGTTGCCGGGCGTAAGGCTAAGCCTTGTGCCACCGTTGATAACTTCAACATTTTCAGCAGAAATTGACTGCGAGGGCATCATGCCGACAAAACAAAAGCCATCGGTCAAATCATATTGCCGTGGGTCATGGTTATCATCACTGCCAGCTCCAAGCCATTCATCAATACTGCGTTCAGAAAAAACTATTAAGCAGCTATCACCAGGTTTTACCGGATAAGTAATCTGCGCTGCTCCTGCGTGGGGCATAAAAACAGGAACACCGTCGATAACAGGATATTCAAGCATCCTATCATCAGCGGTGTATTTCTTCAACGTCGACTTCACGCTGGCAAGGCAGGTTGCAGCATCAAAAGACAAAATTGTACCAGGCAGGCAGGTATGAATGTTGCCTATCTTCTGCTGCATAAGATTCTCCAATCCTTCCAGCGTATCAGCTGCTGCGTCAAGGCTCATATCTAATCACTCCTTCGGCACAATCTCATACACTTCAAGCTCCGTATACCAATTCTGTCCGCTATACGAGCCGTTATGCTTTAAGCTTTCTATTTTGAACCACCCTTTTATTTCCTGCGAATCAATGTAGACTAAATCTCCGGGGTTTAACACAGGTTGAAGCAAGCATTTTACTTTCCACCCTGCTTTTTTCTCACGTTTAGGCTGAGTAACCTTCTTTTTCTTTTTCGTTGTCTGCTTTGCAGCTTTTTTCGGTCCTTTAAGCAGTTTTTCCACAAAACCTACTAGACCGCTTTCGGGAGTAAGTTTTATAGCTTGCACGTTGGTATTGCCACCTTGCTTAATAATCTGCAAAGTGTTGTTTTGGATGCTCCATTCCAAGTCAGTGCCAGCGCAAACCTTATCAAGGCACTCACGTCCTGCCCCAACAAAAGAAAACCCATTCGCAAAAGTCGTAAACTCACAATCATCAGCATACGTTACTACAAGTCCCATATCTGCTGCCACATCGTCAATAGCTTTCTTCCTGCTAACATCTTTAGCGTAAGACAAGGACACGATACTATCACGGATAGCAACGTGCCCATCATAAAGCTTCATCTCCGTAACCTTGTCAGAACCACTCATATAGGAATAGCAGTCAGTTACCCAGCCGATGAAAATTCTTTTTAATCCAGCGTCCTCGCTGTACCCCACTTCAAGGATGCAGATTGTATCTGCTCTTTCCAATTTATCGGCAGTTGCTTTTGACAAGTTATAAATTTTCAGTGAGCAGGAATTGCTTTGCTTGGCAAGACTTTTTGCAATGTCAAACTCAATCTCTAACCCCTGTTCTTTCGCTTTTGCTTCAATAACAACACCGTCCGAACCTTGTACGCCTAGAGTAATTTTATAGATGCGGTCAAACTGTGCCATAGTTAACCTCCATAAAATTCATCTTCTGTACAATACACGAGCGTAGCAGCACCGCTCTGAAAATCATCTCTGCCAACTTCCTCTTTTTCAGTCAGCACAATAAATTCTCCGCGCGGTACATTCTTTATGTGGTGGTTCATTAGCAGCGGAAATTTAGGCACTATACGAACATTAGCAAGAATTACATTATCGTTAGCGTCCCACAGATGAAACGTCCAAAACTGTCCTTCATGATTCCACATCATACGTATTTTGTACTTTACATCGTTAAGCGGAACGCTAAAAACAACATCATTGCCATTTGCAAAATTAATTGTAATCATGCCCCTGCATCTCCTTTAGTAACGTAATCAAAAACGCTTGCTGCTATACTTTTATTCGTAACTTTCTCCTTGACTTCCTCAACACCGCTGCTAACATTACCGCCACCACCAACATCAACAGAAGTTGTATCCGCTGCTCCTACATTTGCCGCTGTTTCTCCTGCGTTTTCTTCCTGCGACGCTGTTACAACATTTTCGGGAATCGCCGTAATCTGCGTAGTCACCTTGACAATTTGTATAAAGGCAAGGTCAGCATAGATAATGCTTTTCGTAGAATCCTGCTTACTAACACGGCATGAGGTCATAACCATGTTGTCATACTTCTTCTCTGGTCGAACGATAGTGACAGGCTCTTTCTTATCCCGAATCTCTTCGAGAAGCTGCAAGCCGTTAGCAAATTTCTTTGCTCCATAACCGTTCTTCCAGAACCACGTCACAGGAGAAGAAGCGATGCCGACAGTCATTGTCAGCTTTAGCGGTTTGTTGACAATATGGTCAGCAATCTCAAAGCCTGTTTCTACTGGATGCTCAGTTACATCTTGGTCGTAGGTGTACTCAAACGACTTTACAATATCGACTTTCAGCGAGCCTACTTGTGTAGGATTTTTGATGTTAAAACCTAAAATATCTGCAAGCATACTCTCACCTCTCAGACGGCAGGATAGCGATTGTTAATATCATTGCCCAAACCACCATTATCGCGTTCATCTAATGCAGCGACAACAGCTTTACCAGTAGCTTTAGGATTGCTAACACCAGTGATATAGAAAGTGTTCTGCTGATTACCGCTATTGTTAACGCTAGTTGTTGAGCTTGTGGACGTAAAGCCTACCTTGCCATAATAGCCTAAATCGTTAGGAGTAGCAGGGCCAGTGCCGTGTACGCCTTTATCAACAAAATTGGAAAAACCTTCTTTAATTGACGGCCAAAGAGGTCCACCAAATTTTTCTTTCAAGCTCTCTCCCCATGACCTTGCTGTTTTTGCAATTTTATCGCTCAGTTTACCGAGCAAATCAATAGCAAGCCTAATAAGGTCAATAACACGCATATTTAAAAATTTCTCAAATGCTTTAGAAGCAGAATCCCACGCTTCTGTAAACCAGTTACAGAAATTCTGCCATTTCTCGCCCCAGCCAGTCAGCGCGCTTCCTATCACGCTTTCACCGCCAGAGAACCAACGATACAGGTCGCGGATAAGCTCAAGGATAATCCAAATCCACGTAAAGAGAGGTATAAAGCGAATAGGACTATTTTCAAGTGTAGTCAGAAATTCGTTAGCTTTTTTCTTTACAGCGTCAAAATCGCCAAACCAACGCTTCATCATTGTGTCTGCTGTCGGGTCGGTTATCCACTTATAAAAATCCTGTATAAGCAGGATAACGAACGCAATCGCTGCCGCAATCAGCAAGAATTTGCCCAACATAAGCATTTGAATAGCTGCACCTTTTCGCGTCTGGCTATTAAATACTATTTGCGCTCCAGTAGCCAATATTAAAGCATCACGCACAGCAACAATCCATTTCACAGCAGTTGCAATCATCATTACAAATCTGCTCCATTTTGCCATAGCAAAAAGAACACCAAAATAGATAGCTGCAACACGCAAGCCAGCAATAAAGTTATCAAGGTTAAGCTTTTCGATATAGTCAGCAAACTTCGCCATACGTTTTGCCATGCCTTCAATAACGCCTGTCTTATCCTCAAATTCTTTGAAGAATTTACCAAGAGCATTCTGCATTTTGTTAGACGCTTGCCCGACAGTCCACGGCATCTTGCCTAACTCCATTTTTAAGCGGTCGGACTGACTTCTAATAGCTTTAAAAACATCTTGCGCAGTGAGCTTACCTTCCTGTCCCATTTGCCTTAATTGTCCGATTGTCGTTCCCATACCTTCGGCAATAGCTTTCGCAAGACGAGGTGCTTGCTCCATGATAGAGTTTAGCTCATCACCACGCAGCGTACCAGAACCTAACGCCTGTCCTAACTGTACCAAAGCAGCTTCTTGTGATGCCGCAGAACCGCCACCCAGCAACATTGCGTTCGATACGTCCTCGGTAAACAGCAGAATATCTTTAGTGCTTTTCTTTAGCTCCTGCGCATTACGTGCAACAGAGGTAAAAAGTTCAGCCGTAGAGTCGTATTGCTGACGTGTACGGCTGGCAATTTCATAAATTTCTTTTTGAACAGCCTTTGACTCCTGCTGACTTTTAGTTACGTTGTTAACCTGACCTTCGATAACCTTCCATTCGTCAATGGAGTTAATAATGCTGCCAAGGGTAAACGATACGCCAGCGAACGCCGCAAGCTGATTAAATTTTGACCATAAGGTATCAACCTTATCTCGTGCCTTATCAGCAGAGTCAGCAACACGTTCAAGTCCTGTCTTGACTCTTTTTGTGGTCTGCTCTACTTGCTTAACATTTGAGTGATTTACCTTGAAGCCAATCGCAATAACCAGACTTCTTACGTCCACGGCGCATCAGCTCCTTTCTTTTTTGGGTGGTCAAGATGATACTTCTGAATATCGCTCTGCATATCAAGCAGAGCATTTATTTTGCACAAGTCACCTAAAGTTACCGTGCCATCTTTAATTTCAGTTACTGTGACGACTTTCGCCAGCACTGGCCGCCAAACAAAAGATTCAGCGGTCAGCACTGGGTTAATCGTGCCAGGTATTTCTATCTGTTCGCCAACATCTCGCGGAATCCAGAGAGGTTGGGAATTAAATCGAAAAAATCACCGAAATTCACCTCGATAATAAATTTCTCCAGTTTCAGCATATCAACGAGCTTGCCGGTAAACAGCTCATTAACAACATCTTCAGTTAACATAACAGCTTCTTCCTCGCCTTTAATCTTAACGCTGACATATTCAGCATTAAGCAGACGCTCAGAAAACTGTGTCAGCACTTCACCATTAAAGCTTTCGCCTAACTGCGCAAGGATAGCACCGACGTTAATCTGCGCTCCTAACAATGCTTCTTTCATGTCCTCAGTTTCGCCGTTCGGAGTTAACCCGCCTTTTAAAGCTGATGTAACAGCTCTTTGCAGGTCACCATACAGTTTTAATCCTTGCAACGGAGGAAACGCACGAACATAGAAGGTGTTCACGCCAATCTTGCGATTTTTAACTTCATATTTTGCTTGTCTCATTTTTTACTCCTTAGCTATGTCCGCCAACTAAAAATGCTTCATCGGGAACAACAGCCATAAATACCCACTCGCATTTACCGTCAGAAGCAGACTTACCACGCTGGAAGTTCGGCTTCTTTACAATCCATGCCTGGTCGCTAACCATAACGCTGTCACCGCTCAAATCCTTAATAACCAACGGCAACAAGCCTGCACCTCTTTGATTATCTGCATCTTGAATTAAGCTTAACGCTGCATTGCTGGAGCTGGACTGCAACAGCGTTACGGTGACTTGCTTTAAGACAGATGACGGGTCAATACTGCGAACAATTTCCTGGTCACAGCCAACGATAGCGGAAATTCCGTCACCTTGTGTTTCAACATTAATAAAAGTACCTTCGTCAACGCCAGTCAAGATAAGAGAGCCGAACAGCACTTTAACCTTCTTCGGGTCGTATGTCTTTACTCTTGCCATTTAATTGTCCTCCTTTAAGCCTTTTGAATAAGGTTCTCATAAGTCAAAGAACCATTAATGTTAACAGCATGGATAGCACCTGCAAGACGTGCGGTAAACCTTACATCGTCAAGAACTCTTTGTGCTTTCTTGTTTGCGCTAATATTAGCAGCTTTAGGAACTGTAATAGTGTAGCCAAGATTTCTGTTGCCATCATCATCATATTCAGTCGGAGCGATACCGCCACGGTCTTGACCAAGCTTCAGAACTTTATTCAGCACACCTTCGACAAGCGCAATGCCAGCATCAGTGTACGGCAATTTCTCACGATTAATAAGCATTGCAAATTCTTCTGTTTTAATGGTTTCGACAAGCCAGTCACGGAAACGGATAACATCAATCCATTCACCTGCACAAGTCTTGCCGTTTTGAGTAATGCTGACGTTCTCCGAGAAGTTTTCAAAGGTATTGTAGTTTTTGGCAGTCAATGCAAGATATTCTGTTTCGGTTAAATCATCATTTGAAATGCCGGAAAGCTTTTTGTTGGCCCAGGTTTCACCGCCGGGATATACAGTAAAGCATCTGGACATTACAGCTGCTTCAGGAAATTCCTTTTCTGCTTCCTTATGATAAAAAACGAAAGTGCGATAATAATTTTTCGCTTTCAGCTTACTGCCTGTATCTGTTGCAACGCCAGCTTGCAACGCATCGGCTTCAGCAACAGATGTACCATACAGCTTTGTATGAGCTTCAACCCATTCTGCCATTTCCATGATTTTTGCAGATGTACGGTCAACATAGCACAAGCCATACCAATCGTTGTCAACAGCACAAATCTTATTCATGTTATCAGCAGCGGAGCTATCAGAGTTCATTCTACCGATTTTGACTTTCTCATAATGCGGAATCTGGCTAAAAGCTTGTAATGCAGCTTTATAAACAGCATCCTCAGCGGTCCAACCTAAATCTAAAAGCTGGTCAGCGTCCGTAATGGTCAATACATACGCCGGAGCAGCGTGCTCATGTGCAGATACAATCATTAGCGTATTAAAGCCATTGGATGAAATGCCTGTAGTATTCAAAGCAATCTGCACATTGACTAATCTGTCGATATTTGCCATATTTTCATCTCCTTAATTTTCTAATTCTCCCATGATTTCAACTTTTACAATCGTATCGCCGTCAGCAGGATGTTCGTTGTTATCTTTGCCGTTATTCGTAGTGCCGTTTATTTCTAATTTGTTGAACCATTCTGCACCCTGGCTAAGCAGCTCACGGCAGTACGAAACAGTCAAATCAACCGACGCTCGTTCCTGCCACGTTCTGCCATCCAATGAAGTTGTAATGTCTTGCACTTGCTCAACACTGTTTATAGCCACATTTGCAGAATCATACAAGTTAATCATATCCGGCATTTCGAGATAAAGTTTAAGCTTCGACAGAAGTTCAACAGCACCCTCGCCGAGAGCTTGTATGTTTAACGTAGCTTCAATGATACCCGCATTGCTGTACTGTGCTGTTTCAGTTAAAAAAACAACCTCGTTCCCTATACTGCGTTCAGCCAGAAGATCAACGACGATGTTTAATTCATTTACAGCTGGAGGTTTCATCTTTGCTCTGCGAATCGGAATCGGATAATATATTTTTTGTAATACCGAAATAAAAAAATTCAGTACGTCAGTACGAGTATTAGCTTCTTTCAAAATTCGCTCACCTCTACTGCATATGCACGGTAATGGTTAATAACATCACTTTGAAAAATATCGCTGGCAACCACTTCAAAAAGCTTTCCACGCCATTTAAAGCGGTCAGCCATTGTATTTGTTCGTTGGTCATCAACATAAAGTTCCTTGTCGGTATATACTTTTACCGCTCTAGCAGTTCTGCTACCTTCAGGAAGTAACATCATTTCATTAGCTTTAAGCAGCTGCACACTGGCTAACACTTTAAACTCTTGTGGTGTAGGATACATATAGGTTCCGTTGGCAAGCAGTTCAGGACTGCCGTTGTAACGCAGGACAGTTATCAGCTTTCTAAAACTACTCATGATTAGCACCTTTTCTTTCAATGACATAGCGAATTGATTGTCGCAGATGCCCGGTATCAATTAATGGTTTAGAACTTTTCTTGCGCTTTATTGTAGCAGGAGAGTTCGGGACAAACGGTCCGTCGACGATTTTTCTTTGAACCATACCTTGTACAACATTGCCTAACTGATTAAGAGCAGCGTTTGTTCCTAGTCCAAATACAGCACCATTGGCAACACGTTGAATCATTTTGTCAATCATAGGCAGATTTTCATCATACGCAGAACGCAGGAAAGAGCGTTGGGGCATATTGTCCAGTCCAAATTCATGTATCGCTGCAATAACAGCCAACGGCTGGTCAGTGTTGCGAATGCTTCCGCCTTTCCCTCGCCGTACAGCTTTGTCTTTAGCTTGTACGCCAACCTTAACCACAACGCCGTCAAGGTCTTTGTTTAGCGTTCGTATGATACGATTTAAACCTAAATCTTTATCCTCTACTCTACTCATAACGCATTATCCAATCTTGTTACTATCGGAACAACGCACATAGAGCGCAGACGTTTAAATTCAATGCCATAGTACGTCTTGTCCAACATATCGAAAGAAGCTGACTTGTCACCATATGAACGTTGCAAGTCACCTTCTTTTTCCGACGTTACAGAGCCTGTAATACCAACATCAGATGAGCCGTTTTCTCCAGACTGCGCAATAAGCTGACGCAGGACAACGTGATGCGCCATAAGATAAACGAATGCTGTTATATACATATTGCCAAAAACACTTTCTGACAACATAGGCGAAACAAGATTAATGTAGACTTCTAATTCTTCATCAGTAAGAATCAGTTCGGGGCAGATAACAGAAAAAGCTTGCTTTATTTTATCTTTAGTTGCCGTTAACATTTTTCTTTGCCATGTTTACAAAAGCAAAAATAACGGAATAAATATCTTCTGCGGTTTCTGCACCATCTACATTAATATTGTATTTCTTTGCAAAAGCAGTCAAAGAACGCTTGCTGGATTCAGCGGACAGTCCTGCAAGGTCTGCTGCCATATCATCAACATTTGCTTCTTTAGCATTGCCTTTCTCAACAGTAATCATTTGTTCTTTGATGTAGGCTTTTACAATAATGTTTTCGCCCCATTCATCACCAACGATGCCGCACTGATCAGGCATGATATATTTACCGTCGATATTAATTACAGCTTTAGAGATGTTTTTAACTTTCATTCACTTTCCTCCTAAAAAAGAAAATGCCCTCTCATGCGAAAGGGCAGTATATAGTCAGATTAGATGCCAGAAGCCTTGTTCATGGACAGCGGATAGTAAATCAACACGCCAGCGGTACGAACCTCGCAAGGAACTTCAAATTCCAAGCCTTTTTGCTGAATAGTGTGCTGAGTGAACGGCAGCGGAACTTCCAAGGTTTGATGGTCTGCGTCCTTAACGTATGCAATCATCATATCCAAGCCGCCTACACCTGCGCCAGCCAGCTCATTGGCTTTCAATACAGTTACATCCGGGTTATTGCGTTTAAATACAGACAGGATGGAATCAGCAACTACATCAGAGTATGGAGTGGACGCAATGTAGTTGTATTGGTCTGGCGGCAGTACCAGAGTATTCGGGTTTTCTACGTCATTGGTCTGTTTGCTAACAGAATTGATAATGCCGTTCATATCACGCAGAATCTGCACAGCGGTTTTGTCTTTGAATTTGGTAGAAGAACCAGTACCACCAGCACCATCGGCAGCAACAGTGTAGTGGCCAATGTTAGGATTATCCAGCAAGCCTACAACGCCATGTTTAGCATCACCATGGAAAGCAATGCGGTTAACATATTCGTCAAGAGCACGGCGAACAGCAATAGCCTTGCGAGCAGTCAACGGTTTTCTTGCCATAGCAGCACGGCGCAAGTCCTGCATGGTGTAGCCATACGCTGCACCGCCAGCAATAACTTTAGCAATGTGTTCTTCAGCCAGCACATCTACACGAGCAAAGTCGGTTGCATAGTTGGCGATAGTTTTTGCCATGCCGACAGAACCCAAGGACTGATAGCTGATAGTGTCGGCACCGGGGTCAACGTCGGAGGACACATCAAACAGTTTCAGCGCATTCAGATTAGCGAATTTCTGGTCATAGGTTTTTGCCTTTACAGCTTCGAGTTCTTTTGCGACAAAAATAGTATCGCCTGCGTCTTTACGCAAGCCGTCGCAACGCTCAATAACATTCAGGTCTAATTCATCATAGTGCATTTGAGTCATTACTATTTCACCTCTTCTTTTCTAATCAACCAATTTCGATAACTGCCAAGCCTGCTTTATCGCAGGAAGTGATAAATTTAGCACCGCAGCCAAGAGCTTCAATGGTGCCAGCAGCAACAGTATCTTTAACAAAAGTGCCGTCAGCAAGCTTCAGATGAGCTTCGTCACCTGCGTTAACCGAACCTCCGGTAGTTACCCATACACGACCTTTAGTTACAACAGGAACAGTGTAATTCTGCGGATAATATTTTTTGCCAGCTTCAGGCGGCTCAATATGAGTATGCAGAGTAACGCCGATAACTTTCGCACCGTCACCGGATGCGGACGGAGATTTCACCTGATGCTCTGCGTCAGTGCCACGGATAACGGCGCAAGCAGCACCAATACCGTCAGCTTCTTCAACAGCAAAGGAATCTACAGTATGAGAGGACAAATCATACAGCGCACCAGCAAAAGCTTTGTCCATGGTTAATGCATAATTAGTAATTGCCATTGTATTCACCTCTTTCTTATTCTTCGCCACGCATACGTGCAATCATGCGGCTACGTGCATCGTTAGCAGAATCATTCTTAGTTTCTTGTTTTTCAGCACCGCCTTTAGCTTTTGCTGCTTGATTTTTTGCGTTATCATTGCGAAGCATCTCTTTAGCAGCAGAATATGCGCCGTCAAGATAAGCATCAGACGCACCGTCAAGCTTAAAGCTTTCGCCAAATGCAGCTTTAACAATGCCTTCTTTTAATTCAGCGTTGGTCAAGCCATCGGTTTTTTCAACCTTAGCAATTTTAGCGGTTTCTTCCAGCTCCGCACGTTCCTGCATATCAGCCTTTACAGCTTCAACAGCATCTTTTACAGCTTTCTCTTTTTCAGCGTCAGCAGCATCAACTTTAGCTTTCAAAGCATCACGTTCTGCGGTCATTGCATCAGCTTTAGCTTTTAAAGCGTCAGCATCAGCTTTAAGAGTGGTATTTTGCTCTTTTACAGTTTTAAGCTCAGTGTTAGCAGTATCAAGCTTTACACGAGCGTTTTCTTCTTTGTTTTGCAGAGAGTTGACATAGTTAGCAATTTTTTCGTCAACTTCAAAATCAACAGAATCAATTTTAATTTTCATTTTTGTTTCTACTCCTTCGATAATTTCGTCACCGTCAAGATTAAGCCGTGCTTTTGCTCCGGCACGTGCCCTGTCAACAACGGCTAAATGATTGATACGAATGTTGCGCTGGATAGCGTCATATTGCTGTCCGTCCGGTGTAGTGCCTGGAGTTTCTTCAACATCCACTCTGTAACCTAAAGACAAGCCACGCTTTTCACCGATAGCAGAGGGATTATGGATAACAATGTCACAGGCAATATTTGTTTCGTCCTTCTGATAACCGCTGGACAAAATCGTGCCAATGGCTAAATCTTGTGCGGTATCGCTGTTTACAATGCCGCTGGCTGGGTGTCCTACCACAATAGGCTTTCCGACAAAGCTTGCTTCACTGTCAGCGTCGAACACTTCCTCCGGCGGTCTGTACTCTCGTCTAATAGTCCCGTCTGGCTGTTGGTAGATATAGATGCCAGTACGTGCCACAATCGGAGAATCACGCAAGAAGCCGTCAGCGTCAGTAACTGCACCGCTAACAAACATCCATGAATCAATGCGCTCATATCGTTGTACACTTCCCAAAAAATTCACCTCCTTATTTTGGGGTATATAAAAAGCATATGCAATTTCTCGCATACGCCTTCTAGCTTAATTCTTTGCTTTTCTTTACATCAACCCTACCCATTGGAACTGCTGTTGTCATGTTCCATTGCTCCAGGTCAATAACAGGTAATGCTACGCAGCGGCAGTTATAATCCATACACGGATGATATTTCGGAGAAGGATAAACCTTTATGCCGTTAATCTCGCCCATCTTATCGCTGTTCCAATAGAAGTATTTCCCATCCATTTCAGCATGAGAAGGTCTGACACGTTCATCATGTGACGATGACCATTGATACACGCTTATACCGCAATCAACCTGCCTTCTCATCGTTATAATGCCGTTCAGATTGCCTACCTCATTCCTTGCAATAAATTTTGCTCGCTTGTCGGTAGTGTTAAGCAGTACCTTGATTTCTTCTTCAACTTCGCTCATGGCAGTACCACGCTGAACAGCATTGCTTACAATGATTTGTAGCTTTTCGATGTAGGTATTGACTATGCTGTCCACAAGCCTGCCTTGCTGCGCTTTCCATTCCGCTTTTACTGTATCAAGTAAAACCGAATCATTTAAAAACACATCAACGCTGACTGCTTCCGCAAAGGCACTGATAACATTAGCATCGACAACGCTGGACACGCCAGCAAGAATAAGCTCTAATTCGCTTATAGCTTCCTCAACAGTCATGCTCTTTAAAAGCTCTAAAAGTATCGCCTGAACGAAAGCATCTGTAACGGTGCTGTCATCGTCCTGACGCAGCGAATATGTCAGCATTGGTATATTGTTATTCGTGGCACTTTTTAAACGTCTTACAACGGCTCTGAGGACGCGATAATAATCACGTTCAAAATTCTTTGGATATTTTGGACGCTTCTTTACTTTAAGGTAACGTATTGATTTCTTCTGTTTCTTCATCATCTAAATCCAGCTCACTTTCTGTAACTGGAATATCGCCACGCTCTTTAAGGTATTGGCGTGCTTGTGTTGCGTCTAACAGTTGATTATCAACTAGGTCAAAAACAAGCTTAACAACGGCAGCTCTTACTTCTGCCTGCGTCTTGTCGACGTTGGCTTGTTCCAGATCATTCAGTGGTTCGATTGCCTTAAATTTAATGCTCCACTTTTCAAGCTCCTTGCCGTCGGTAGGTCCTTCTTTTGCAAGCTGGATAAGTCTTACAAGATACTCTAATGCAGGACGAATCTTCCTGCGTTGAATACGTCTGACGTTATCGTAGTAAATCTGCAGGTCGCTTTTGCCTGTACTGTTCATGCCAGCCGGAGAACGCCCAAACAATACAGTAAAAGGATAGCTTGTAACAGCACATAAAGCCTGCTCAAACTCTTGAATAATATCCGTTAAACCTGTAAGCGGAATGTTGAAAATGCCGTATTCATCTTCCTTGTCAACGGCTACGCTGCCATTTATTCTGCGTGAGTAGTCTATCAGCTCTAAACGCCGAATAACTGCTTGCGTGCCGTCCTCTATTGTCAGTAAATTGCTTAAGCCTTCGAGCTTTAACAGTGACGTGCTAACCTTGTCCATTATGTCGATTGTTTTATTCATTGCAGTTTTTACACGGTTTAGCGCAGCCGGAACACCATCCAGGCAGGATAAGCCAGCACCGTTATTAGCAATGCGCTCTATCTTCGGCAGCATTTCGCCGTCAAAAATCAGCAGTCTGCTTCGATGTACCTTAAACTGATTTCCGTTCGGTGGCGAAATCATGTAAAACTCAGGCTTGCCAAAATTTACATCTCGAATATCTGTATCAAGATAAATTGAGGTGGTATCCGGGTAAATATCTCGCTTGTCAAAAACTTCTAATCCGTTAATCCTGCGCAAACGGTTGATATTAATAGGCTCGCTTAATTCCTGCCCATCGTCAGCAAGGATAAGAGCACAAGACATACCGAACAGTCTGTCCCAATATAAAGCCTCTGTAAGCTTTTCCTGCACAAACAGCGTTTCAAGCTCCTGCAAGATACAATCGTCAGAATCGCCTTCGATTTCTATAAAATTCTTCATAGCATCATCGGCAGCCATTGTAACAATTCTACGCACAAGAGCATTTCTGTACATTGTAGCCAAAGCCTGGTCTGTGAGTTTTCGCTCGTTCAGCAGACCTTCATAATTGCGAGCTTTACGTGCAATAAAAGCATCTTTAAATCCGCTGTCTGCACGAATTGAATTATCTTTTCTTTTTACCATTATTCCTCCTAGCTCGTTAAGCCGCCCCAGCTGCGTGAATTCATGAGCTTGTTAAACGCATCACTTGACGCATCCACCATATCATCATGCTTGCTTTCCGGGAACGATTCAAGTTCTGACAGATACATATCATTCCATTCACCTTTAAGGATAAGGACGTTTCCTGCCTGCACCTGTGAAGCAAATGGAGTAGCACGAACCTCTTTGCTGCCTGTCGGCGATACAATCTCCACCGAGTAACCTGCAAGCATTGATACAAGACTTTGAGCTTGCGCCTTGCCTGCCTGTCCTGGGTCTTGCGGTATCGTAATTTGTACGAATTTGTATTTGCCCTGGTCAATCGCTGCCATGTTACGCAGAAGATTCCTAGCGTCATTCGCCTTTATCTGCTTGCGTTTTACATCAAGAACGATTACTCTGCCATCGTCAAGCAGTCCCATTAACACGCCTGCTGTTGCATCAGGGTCTGGGTTAAGCGGCGTAGGCTCTGTTGCTGCCAAGTCCCAGGAACGTGCATAAGCAACGATATTTTTTGGTACAGCATCAACAAAAGTGAAGTTTTCTGTTTTGAAGTACATGCCAGCAGCAGGACGGATTTTCCAGTTGCCATATAAAAGACGTTCTTTGTCAATCTCTGCCAAAGCTTTAAGGTTAGCCATATACGAAGGGTCTTTAGCCATTAAAACCTTATTGTCTGTCAGCTTAGACGCGATAAACGTTACCGACTTGCATTCTTCGACATTTACGCCGTATTCCTTTGCAAGTTCATGCGGATTGCTTCCCCAATAAATAGTGTCATTTAATACGCACATATATCGTACAACACCGCTGCGCTCATAGATTGGATAACCTGTTTCTTGATTAATCCACCAGGAAATAAAATCAGCTACCCAGCTATCGCTGTCAGGGTTGCACGTCGCTCTTACATAAGGACGAATACCGCACGTTGAACGGTTACGAGAAAGCATATACAAAAATTGGTGTCGGCTAAAATGCGTCAGCTCGTCAAATGCTAGATAGCAGATTTCTGAGCCTTGCCAGCCTTGCAAATCTTCGTCACGCTCCAAATGCGCAAAATGAATTCTTGCTCCGCTGGGACTAAAAAACCAATGTAGTTTTGGAGTTTTCTTAGGTTTTGCGCCTTGCACTTGTCCATATATTTTGTTAGCAGCATCCCACAAACCGCCTGAAGCTGTGATTTGAGTATAATTTTTTCGGAACACAACGCCGCTAAATCCTGCTATATCTTTGTGTCTTAGCCCTTCCAGGAGAAGCGCAAAGGTTTTTCCACCGCCAGCCGCTCCACCATAAATTACTATATCAGCAGAAGAACACATAAAAGCTGTTTGCGGTCCTGGTTGCGGAGTTAGATACAGCGGCTCAAATGTATCTCTGCCGTTGTTTGGAATGTAGATAGATTGGTAAGCGTCTATTGTTTCAACGCTTGCATCTTCCGCCAGCGACAATATACCTCCGTCAGCTCCTGCCAATGTAGCAAGAGTGCGAATTGCATTAACATCACTTTCTTTTAAAGCTTTGTTAAGCAACTTTGCTATCATTAAGGCTTGATAGTTTTGATCTTGCTCGTCTAAGCCGAAAGCGTGTAAAAAGCTTTTTGCTTTATCGTCGTGTACTTGTGATTCAAGTATGGTTTTTGCTATCTGCTGTAAGTTTTTTTTTGCCCGTCTTATTTCACCGGATTTTTTGCCGCCAACAGTTCCTCTTTTTCTTGCTTCATCCTTGCTTCGGACAGGCCTTAAATTGCTAACATTTCCTCGTGCTGGCACATTAAAACACCTGTCCTTTCTTTAGATTTTATTTGCTGTCTACAAGGTAAAATTCTTTTCGCAGCTCTGCGTTTACCAAGAATTGTCCACCACAAGAAGCAGTCTTTGTTTTTACTCCTGGCTTTTTAATTCCTCTAGCAGTCATACAAGAGTGTTCGCCCTGAATAACTACAATAACGTCCTCTGTCCCTAAAATTTTTGTAAGAATGTCGCGAATTTCCTTGCCGATACGCTCTTGAATTTGCAGACGTTTTGTTACTGCGTCAGCAATACGTGCAATCTTGCTAATGCCGATAACTTTACCGTTAGGGATATAGCCTACATCAACAGTCATGTTATACATGAGTGCGATATGGTGCTCGCAATAAGAAAAGCAGTTGATGCCTTTTAGCACTACCATATCATCATTATCGCAGGAAAAGCATTTGTTGAATTTTTTTGCGATTTCGTCGTTGCTAACACTGGCGTACTCTAATTGCTCCATTAGCATTTTTGCGAACCGTTTAGGGGTTTCAATAAGTCCCTCTCGGTTTGGATTTTCACCAATACCTTCAATAATAAGCCTTGCGGCCTGTTCTAGCTTTTTAGCGTCCATGTTTACACGCCCCTTTTATCTTTATCCCAAATAATTTTATGAAGCTGCACTTGTACGCAGATGTTATACGGCGAATTTTTTGCGTACTCTACAAGCTCCGCAGGTTCGATTGCACCCCACACTGGCGAGATGTAAACTTTTGCCTGGCATTTGATTTTTTTGCAATAGTCAAGCACACGATCTACGTCGTTAAAATCTTCTTTGCTGCCAACTACAAATTTTATAACGTCCTTTGCGTTAAGGTGCTTGTAATTATCCATTAGCATTTTATTAGATTCGCCAGACGTGCCGCACTTGTAATCAATGGTATAAAAAATACCGCTTAACCTTTTTTTGTAAAGCGGTACAGCACCATTTGTTTCAATATTTACCTCATATTTGGCTTTGTGCAGCAGTTCAAGAAGTGGTTGCAAGTCGTGCAGGAGTGGTTCACCGCCGGTAATAGTTACACGCTTGCAGTTATACTCACTTATCTCATCCATAAGCTCCTGCTCATTATAACTGCTGGCAGCATCTGCGAATTGTTGAGCATAGATTGTATCGCAATATCTACAACGCAGGTTGCAGCCAGCCAAACGAACAAATACAGAAGGATAGCCAGTTCGCTTTCCTTCTCCTTCGATACTTTTAAAAATTTCCACTGCATTATATTTCATACACGGCAACATTCCCTTCGCTTTCCTGCACTGACACCTTAACGCAGTGCGGGACTTTTTCGCAAATCCAACGAGCAATGTTTTCTGCTGTCGGATTGCATTGTAAAACGTCGTTTAAATATTGATGGTCAAGCATATCAGAAACAAGGTTTTTAATATGCTTGAAATCTACTACCATGCCGTGAGCGTCTAAGGTTTCGCTTTGGCAAGTTACGCAGATAATCCAATTATGGCCATGTAAATTTTTGCACTTACTTTCATAATTTAAAGAAAGTTGGTGTGCTGCCGAAATTTCTAATCGTTTTGTTACTGTATACATATTAATCCTCCAACGCAGGGTCTTTCACGCCGTTAGCTTCAAATGCCATCGCACGGTCAATACACGTTCCGCAAGTTCCGCAAGGCTTTTCTCCGCCCTCGTAGCAGCTCCATGTAAACTGATATGGTGCGTTAAGCTCTAATCCAAGCTTAACAACGCCTGCTTTATTTAGATTGATAAGCGGTGCTTCAAGATGTGTGGTTCGTCCGCTACCCTCAAAAATCGCTTTATTCATATAATCAACGAATTCAGGCGTACAATCAGGATACGCTCGCCCTGCTGCATCGTCAGCATGAGCACCATAATAAATAGCTTCTGCTTCTACGCTTACAGCAACAGCGGCCGCATAAGAAAGTAACAGACCGTTTCTGAACGGCACATAGGTATCAACAGTACCTTCACCGCCAAGCTCTTTAAGTTGTTCTGCATAGGATTCATGTTTAATATCATGCTTGCTTTTAGCCAGCAATGGGCAATCGCTCATAGAGAACGCCAGCGACAAATCAGTTTCTTTATGGTCTACGCCATAAAAAGCAGCGACTTTTTTCGCGCTTTCAATTTCTCTTTTATGCCTTTGTCCATAAAAAGCAGATAAGGCTAAAACTTTTTCTGTACCATATTTTTTTACTGCAACAGCTAAACAAGTAGTGCTATCTACACCACCACTTAATAAAACAACTGCTTTTTTCATTTTTATTACCTCTTTTCAAAAATGAGTTTTTGCATACTCCTGAAATTTTACCCATTCTACAAAATTATTAATAGCTACTTCTTTATTTCTCACTCGCATGCCTGCAGGCTTATTATATTTAACCATCGTTTTTCCATCAAACTTATATACTGCGCCGAATCTATTGCCAGATACCCACGCAGTAGAATCTACACTGTCAAAATGAAAGCGCGGCAAATATTTTAATTGAGTGAAACCCAAACCGTGAATTTTAGCTCCATGAGAGTGTGCTTCTTTGATAAGCAAAGGAAATTTTTCAACTTCACCTTTTGTAAATTCGCCGCTAACATAACCGCCTATTGCAACATACTTATACCGCTTGCACATTTCAATAAAATCTTTCATGCCACGGCTTTTATGCCATACAGGAATCGGTGACCTTCCAACTTTTTCAGCAATGTATTTTCTGATTTTCAAAACTTCTTCGTAGCCTGCAATAGGGTCAATGTCAAGCTCAAAAAATTTCTGCACATTGTATTTTTGGATATACGCAATATAAGAATCTACATAAGTTTTTAAATCAACTTTTTTCGCATTGCCCATCAACATGCTGAATGCTCCAGAATCGAGCATATAATCACTATACAGCGGCAAGTATTCTACTGATCTCGGCGTTGTCATAAGGAAAGATTCAAGGATATACGGTTGAAGAACTTTTGATTGTTCGGAAAGTTCTTCAACCCTGCTTTCTATTCCCGCAAGATGAATTTTCATGTTAAGGATGCTCTCCTTTGCTTTTATGTTCTCTTGATCTGGCCAAAATGCTCTTTGGAACCAGTTCCATCCGCCCCCGGCTGCTGCCAGAAAGATTTTCATTACGTTTTACCCCTCCCATTTCTTTTAACGTAGGAGCAACATATTTATTCCATTGTCCACCGCCTATTGCAAGATATAAATCCATTATTGCCCCCCCAAATAGCAACTCACGGTAGCTCATACCGCCAGCTAAATACAGTTTCATATTTCAAATTCTTCGCCGCAATGTGGGCAAGTAATAGTTTTAGGCTTATGCTCGTTACTATTAGATGCAGAAGCATTTTCAAAAAAATCTCCTATTTCGCCGCCTAAATCATGCGATTCAAATCCAAAATCGCCCATATCAATATCCTCGATTTGCTCCAGCTCTAACGCTAACTTTTCAAAATCCCACCCAGCAAGTTCCCCAGTTTTATTATCTGCCAGGCGATAAGCTCTTGCTTGCTCATCTGATAAGTTTCCGGCAACAATTACCGGAGCTTCAGCTAAACCTAACTCCTGAGCCGCAAGATAACGTGTATGACCAACAATGATAACATTATCTTTGTCGACTACGATAGGTTGATTGAAGCCAAACTCTTTGATAGAGTTAGCAACCTTTTCAACAGCTTCCTCGTTGTTACGTGGGTTGTTTTCATACGGCGTAATGTCTGATAACGCCATTAATGTAATTTTGCTTCTCAAATCCATGATGTACCTCCATTTTTTTACAATAAAAAAGGACAGTGCTTTTTTACACTGTCCAATAAAACTATAATAATTTTAGCAACTCTTCCGCTCGCTGACGGTCAGTTTTGACGATTTTTGCGAATTGCTTTATAAGCTCCCATTCATCATCGAACGCTCTAATATTGCGTCCCTTGCGTTCGCCAGCAGCAGTCTTTCCTTTCGGTCTGCCTGCTCCCTCACGAACACCGCCCCATTTTTTACTTTCCATGTTAACCCCTACTTATCCACCAATACAACATTACAATTCCACTAGCTAAGCCATGCGCCCACAATACCCATTCATGCAGGCTCATTTGAGGAAAATTTCTTACTGCTTCGACTACAATGCCAATAGTGAACAACCAAATTAGTATTTTCATTTTTGTTAAAACGTGGTAGAATATAGGCAGGAGGACGATTGCTCGTCCTACCTGCCGCCCTCTTATTTACGCTTTCTGGACTTGCGATTTACAGGGGGCTTCTTTTTTTGCTGCTTTTTCTTTAACTTCTCCTGTATTTGGAGAGCCGTTAATACGGAACTTAATATAAGTGAAACCGTTTCGGCAGCATCTTTTAAATTCTGATCCACGTTTTGTACCTCCTTTCTATACTTATATTATACTATGTTTTTGTTTATTTGTAAAGTGTTTTTTCAAAAATAATTATAAAAAGACGGTACTTTTTTGTACCGCCTTGCTTTTATTTTACTCTAAACTGTAACGCAGGAACTTTTAAACTATCTCCATAAGCATCGGTATATCTGCTGTTGATTTCAACAAATCCTTCAAGAACGCAACCTTCTTGCTGAAACAGCCAAGCAGTTCTAATTGCTTCAGTATAGGTACCCGAAAAGGTGAATCTTTCAATTCCGTTTGCTTTCATACAAGCCACTATTTCAGGTACTTGATGGTCCCAAACAATTTCGGAAAGGTCAAGGTTGAGATTACCGTGCTTCCTAGAGATTTGATATTCGCGCCAAACGTGAACAGCAAATTCTCCAAGGCTACCTATTTGCCCGAAGGTTTTATTATGAAGCTCTCTGGCTTTTTCTTTTTCTTCGTTATTTTTTGCTGCATCAAACATAGCGATTGCTTGTTGCTCATTTTGATAAGCTCTTTCAAAAGTATTTTGTTCCATTTTACGACTTCCTTTCTTGTAGGTTATTTTATCTTCCCTACACTTATATTATACTATATTTTACTACTTTTGTAAAGAATTTTCTTTATAGATTGTTAGTTGAACTTTATGCATTTAAAAAGCCGCCTACAAATGTAGACGGCTTTTTGGGTACACAACATATTCTTAAGGAGAAGGATTTATCATCCAACTGTTGCATCTTAATTATATCATTCCTTTAATTGCCTTGTAAATGACACCTTACTGACATGATTTTAAAAGGTGTTTTATTTGTATCCTGGCGAACTCTGCATCTTCGGCTGTGTAAACTTTTTCGCAGTAACCATTGCCGGAAAGCTTTGTTTGGTCTTTCTTGTAGCTAAAAATAACATCCTGGTATACAGCAAGCTGGCGCATCTGTTCATAAGCTCCTATGCTTATAACATACTCCCAAAACGCTCTTAGGTTATCTTCACCTTTGCTATAAGCTGCTATATACTCATTTAGCAAATCATGTAAAGGTTTATCCATTTTTAGCTCTGCACTTTCTTATTTTAAGAGCATTGCTGGAAGGATTTTCGCCAAGATACACGCCTTTGGTGTACGGCAGATATGCTGAAACAGTGCTCTTGCTTACACGCAATTTTTCGGCTATATTCTCCACGCTGTAACCTTGCTCATACAAATCATTGACCTGTATGGACATATCACTTTCATATGCTCCGGCATCAATGAGAACCTTTCTGACTTTCTGCTCTGAAACGCGAAACAGTGCAGCTACTTTTTTAATGCTGCCTTCGGCATTGTAAGACTTGATAATATCTTCCAGCTTCAAATGATCACGCCCTTTCGGTTTGCTTATCTATATTGTTGTTGCATATACGCCTGTAATTCTTTGGCAAAGTCTGCGTGTTCCTTGATATAGGCTTTGACTATCTCATAGCACTCTGCGTAATGCTTTCCTTCCTTGTTTTTGTTATTGGTAGCAATCTTAATAGCTGCATTAAACAGTGTAGCACCGCCCTCATTTTTAGCATCTATAAAATCTGCCAACGCTTCCGGAACTAACACCGTAATAGTTTTTTCCTGCTTATCGTAAGAATCGTTTAAAACGTCGCAGAAACTATAATCAGTTTTATATGTCCTGTAGAACATTGTTACATGTTTGCAGCCAATTTCTGCTTCTATAGCACGGCGCTCTTTGTAACACTCGGAGCATACGCCATATTCTTCAAAATAACGAATCTTACGTTCACGCTCATCACCTTTGCCGTACAGCTGTACCGTTCCAGTGTGACCGCATGAAAAAGTTACTTCGTACTTCATTTGCTCGCCCTCTTTCCGTAGCAGTACAAATTCCACGCTTGGTCATCTTGTTTCCACAAGTCTACCAATGCTTGACGCTCAGCACGAATTTCTGCGTCAATTTTACGCTCATATTCGATTGGATTAACGCCCTCAGGAATGTACTGTAAAGCTTCACTGAAGGAAAACTCTTTAATATTGCCAACACCTTCACGATGTATGTCAGCAGCTTTCTGAGCGCAGTCACCGCACAAAAAGTTATGCGAGTTTACACCGAAGTAATGCTTGCCACAATGCTGACAAACCTTTTCAGTGCCTGATGCTTCTGAAATTAAGGAGCGAATTTTCGCAAACAGCTCCTTGCGAACCGTTTTCTTATTGAAGCGGAACACTCTTTGCTCGCCGCCGATTCTAATAGCAAAAGCTTGACGATGTGCACGCCATGTAAATTCAACTTGACCTATCTTCATAACGCCCTCCTTAATTCATGCGGCTGAGGATTTCAGCTTTGATTGCTTCTTCGTACTGACCGGATTTACCGAGGCAAGCTTCCAGGTGTTGAGTATTGTACATTACCATTTTTTCATACTCTCTTACCAACTCTTCGTTATTCATGTTTTTTAATGCGGAGATTTTCTTTTCTAACATTTTTTCGACTTCCTTTCTTGTAAGTTCTTATATCTTCCTTACAATTATATTGTACTATAATCCTCCGCTTTTGTAAAGAGTTTTCTTTATAAAATATTAATTTTCTTCCTCTAAATCTTCCCTGGTTACTTCATATTCAATACTGCCGTCACGCTTACGCAAAACAACTTCGAAGTCACAGGCAGTTGCAAGCTCCAGCAAAAGCTTAAGTGATTTGCATTTTCTCACCTTGTAGTTTAAGGACATTGGCGTAATGCCCATTTCTCTGGCTAACGCAGCCTGTGTTTTTCCTGTAGAAGCGATTAATACTTTAATTTTATTTTCAATCATCATAGTAGCACCACCTTAATTATTATATCTCTTATTATACAGCGTTCTCTTTACATAATCAATATAATCTTTTATAAAAATATTGCCTGCGAGATTTCTCGCAGGCTTTTTGTTAAGATACTTCAATCATCGTGTTTAACCACGAATCGCTTGACGCATTAATGAGCCATTTCTTATTATAGCCGTTATAATGCCTGATCAAGTAAAACTTTGTCTTGTCGCCTTCGTCATTGTACAGAGAGAAGTTAGGGAACTTCTTGCCTTCTGATTGCTCCAGCTGGTAAAAGTATTCGCGAATTTCTTTTGCTCTCTTTATAACCTCCCAGTCTGGCGTAAACTCATCAGCATAGTTGTATCGCTTTTTTCTGTCATCCGAATGTACCCTGTATCCAGCGAGATTTGGCAGCACACATATATTATCAAATGACGCTCCTAAGCTGTTTACAAAAGCAAGAATCGAATCGAAGTCATAAGCAAAATGCGTGTTACGCATATCCGGCAATTTATGCTTATTGCAGTCATCATTCGGCTCTTCATCCGTGATGTAGAACAAGAAGTCTACGAAACCTACATATTGCAAGCCACCATAAACCTTCTTTCTTTCGCCAAGCATTTCACCGCAAACAATTTCAAGATAAACTCCCTTGCCGTTATCGAGGTGAAATGCTGTTCTAACACGGCAGTTGCCTATGGTGTTGATGCTGCGCTCTGCCTTTTCCCAACCAGCACCTTCAAAATACAATGTTTTCACGTCAACCACTGCCTTTCTATTGCTCCTCGGTTGGAACTATTTCAAATTCTCCTATGTCAAACCATGTGTTAGTTCCGTCTACCAGGAATATTCTGCCGATTTTTTCAAGCTCCTTTATGCTGCATTCCATTGCGCTTTCTTTGTTGAAAACCTTATAACCTTGTCTTTTGAACATAAACGCTATTCCGTCAACTAAATCTTCCTTTGAACTATAATAGGTTATTTCGCCCCAGCTGCAATACAAGACATATCTTTCATCGTAGAACTCACCGTTAACATCATTCGTTTGATAAAGCTCGCAGCCAGGTTCTTCGGCAGCATAGTAAAGTTTTAAGCCTTTATCTTTTGCAAGTCTTACGAAAAAGTCCATTGCCGGGGTCCATTTGGTGTCTACGGTAAACCGCAAGAAATATTCTTCTTCGTTGGCTTTAGTTACTTCTCCAACATCGTCGAACCATCCTTTATAGTTACTGCCAGGGTAAAGCTCATTACCGTATCTATAAATGCTGCCATCATTTTCATTTAGGTGACGTTCAATATCATCTTGCAGCCTTTGCAGTATTGCCTTATCTCCAACCATTGTAATGTCATTGAAACAGATATTAGCCATTTTACACCTCCGTGTTAACTTTGCAAATAGAACTGAGCTTGCCAGCTCTAGGATTATTCTTTTTAGGGCATTCGTCAATGCGAGCTATCGGAGTGCACCAGTTTGGCAAACAGCTGCAAGCTCCATATTGGTTTGTAAAGAATCTGTCAAAGCTTTCATGCATTGAATGAGCGTACTGGCAGTTTCGGCAGCCGAATCTTTCAATTTTAGGTTTTTCTTCTGTTATCCAAAGATTAACCAGCGCAGCAGTTTCCTTAAATTTATCAAAAGGTGTCATATTAGCATACCCCCTTTCTAATAATCATGTGCCGGAGTACTTCTTCGGTAATCTCCATTGCTTTGTGAAGCTCAAGTACACAACTCTTGCTTGCATGAAACGTAACCAGGACATAAATACCATTCTCGTAGTCCTGAATCACATAGGGTATCTTTCTTTCTCCCCAGCGGTCTGTCTTTTCAACTACACCACCATTAGAAGCGATTAAATCATTGAACTTCAAGATAACATCCTCGACTATTTCTTGTTCTGGGCGAATAATGTACATAATTTCATAAGCATTCATTTTTCTTTCCTCCTTACATTTGTTCATCTTCCTGAAAACTGTAGTAACTGCCGTCACCTATAATGATATGGTCTAAGCAAGGTATTCCAATTATTGCCCCGGCTTTTACAATGTTCCTGGTTAACTTTTTATCTTCAGCACTAGGTGTTGCAAGGCCTGAAGGATGATTATGTGCTACAAAAATTGCAGCAGCATTTTTCATAATGGCATACTTGAAAATCTCTCTATGATGAACATAGCAGTTTGTCAGTGTTCCTTTCAGTATAGCTCTTGCTTCAATAATTCTATTCTTGCTGTCTGCTGCAATTACCCAAAATTCTTCATGATTCAGATACCGCAACTTCGGCATCATAAATTCAGCCAAGTCTTGCGGATCACAGCAGTATCTTTTTTCCTCAGCTTTGGTTTCGGTGAAAGCTCTTTTGCCTAACTCTACACCACACAGGAACGCTTCTGCTTTCTGTTTGTCTAATCCATACGCTTTCAGCTCGTCGGTATCTTCCAGGCGATACAATTTCTGTGCCGTCAGTTCGGAAACCTTATAAGCTTCTTGCCCCAGCAACGCTTCGCATAACTCTTTGTAACTTTTATCTGCTACTTTACACATAACTTTCACTCCAATCTTTTTTCCAGCGCACACCTTTCGGTGTACGCTGGTTCTTTTATTTATGCCTGTTTGTAGGGATAGCAGCTTGCTGGCATCAGAAGCTTTTCACGCAGTGCGTCGATTCTCTTTTGGCGACGTTTTGTATTTGCCATGATTTCATGGAATTCATCTCCGGCAAGAGGAAGCGTTTCCAGCATAAGCACATATTTTATAATTTGTCTTGTTCTCACATTAATCACATCCAATCTTCACAATTCTTAAGATATTCTTTCTTTGCTTCAAGTAAAGCCTTTTTCATAACCGGGTCAGAGTTAACTTGCTCATAAGTCAAAAGCAGAGCATCCAGCGTATCGTCAAGCTCATAAGTTATACAAAACTCATGGTTAGCAAGTTCGTAACGGAAGGCTGATTTCAAGAAGTCGAAATCTTTCATGTGCTCCTTCTTTTCGATGTTCAGGCGTTTTACTAAATCATTATGAGCCTTAGCCTGGGCACGAAGGATATATCCTCCGAAGCCGATTTGATAAACCTTGTCGGTATCATTAGAAGCTAACCCAAATCTTTTCATGCCTTCGTTGAACTGTTCTTCAGTAAAAGCAAAGAACATTTTATCTTTGGTAAAGCTTTCGTATTCCTTTTGCTGTTCGTTGATTAAGGTTGAGTAATCTTTGTATTTCAACATTATGTATACCTCCTAAAAAGTCATAAATTTCATCATTGGTTTTTGGACCTTAAATTCCATATCTCCAATATGCTTGTTGATTCTTGTCAAACATTTTACGATAGCGTTCGCTTCACCCTCGCTGAACGGCATGCAGTCACCTTCCTCGTTTGTGTAGCACAGCAACACGTTACCGCACAGGCACTGATCATGTAATCTGCCGTAACCATAAATAGCACTCGCTAATTCATTGGCTACAGGCTTTTCGTTCTTCAGAAGAAATTCTTCATCGAACACCAAGGTAACCGCCGGAATAACTCCAAGCTCGCCGTCAAATTCTACTAACTGAAGCGGCATATCCTTAATATCGACAAGCTCGCATTCGCAAAGCTTGTACATAGATTCCAGGGAAATAGTTGGGAACGCCTCCATCATTGGTACTTTCTCCACAGAATTGGTTTTGCCATTGGCATCAACCACAGTTTTGATTAAAATTGCATAGTTCATAAAATCGACTTCCTTTCTAAAGCTATTGGCAAGGACTTTGAACCTTCTGCCTGGTAGCTTTACAGGAGCTTACGCTCCTGTCATCAGCTTTTAAAGCTCTACCTTTTAAATTGTTTGGGTTTTTAACGCTTGTAACAATTCATATGCAGCTTGCTTACGCTCTTTTTCAACGAGCAAATATTTTTCGTCAATCTCCCAGTCATCATGCCCTAGTGATGTCCAAAGCTTACGTCCTTCATCGTAAGTTTTCTTTTTTTGGCAATAATCACGCTCTGCCAACTCCAGTAACTTATTCCATTGGTTAATAGTTAATTTCATGTTGTTCGACTCCTTTCTATTGTTCAATCATGGTAACATCGTAGTGGCAATATTTATATTCCACAGTGTCTTTACCCCAGGAACAGGTTCTTCTGAGCTGAAATTCTCTTCCGTTATAACCGATGCTGAACAGAAGATAATCAACTGTATATCCATTGCTTGCACTTTCAAGCAGAACAATCTGTTTCATCGCCGGAGCAAAGCCGAAGTATTTTTCCAGACATTTACAGGCAAGCTTTTTCATTTCTTGTTTTTCTTGATAATTCATTTTTAAGTCCTCCTTAAAGTTTAAGCTTTAGGCACAGGGTTTGAACTGTCTGCCTGCCAGCTTTACAAGGGCTATCGCCCTTGTCATCAGCTTTTATTTAGCTTCTGTGATTTCTTTGAGCATCTTTTCAAGCTCTTGAACTTCATTCAATTTTCGTTGTGCTTTATTTCTAGCAACGCTACTTTTAGGAAATTTTTCTGCAATTTTTTTAAGGTCGCACCAAACTAGCACTGCTTCCCTTAATGCTAATTTTAATTCTTCTTGTGTCATTTTTACGACTTCCTTTCTTGTAGGTTACTCTATCTTCCCTACACTTATATTATACTATAAAACTCACCTTTTGTAAAGAGTTTTCTTTATAAAAGGTGAGTTTTTCTTATTATTTTTCGATATTCTTTTCTTCGGCAAGGCGAGCTGCCCTTCTGCGCTTTTTATCTTCCAGCAGGTTTACGCCATCTACGCCAAACAGTAAAGCGGTTAGCTGCTCAACGGCATCGTTTGTGTCACGCCATATCTGCCTTTCGCTTACTGACCATTTTTGCGCAAGACTTGCTACTATATCGGTAACATACGCTTCCGGCGGACAAGGTTTAAGGAACAGCACGTCAAGTACATCTGCCCGGCGCAAATCTTCCTGCTTGCCGCTGTTATACCTGGTCTGCTTGTAAAGAGCTATCATATCATCCATATAGTTTATCAACACTTTGGTTCGCATGGTTGAGCTTATAATGCTTTCAAGCTTTAGCTCATTTGCTCCCATGCTTTTCAGATTTTGGAATGAATCAAGAATTTCGATAGCTGAAATCTGCTCATCGTCGATATTGACAATCTCGCTAGTCTTTAACGCTGCGTGTTCCTGAAGGCTTCTGTAATTCTTTAGCAGCAAGCGCACGTTATACAGTCGCTTGTCAAAATCCCTTCGCTGTGCTTCTTTGCTGTACAAATCATCACACAGCTTTTTAGAGGTTTTCTTGGCGGTCTGCTCTGCCACACGTTCGATAAGTTCTTCGAAATACGCCAGCGGAACGGTTATTGTGCTTTGATTTTCATTTACAGTCATGTCTTCCATGCGCTTACTCCCTTCTTTTATTTAAGTTCTTCAATAAGGCGGTCAAGATACCACTTTGCTTTTAGGCAATCTTCTACGCCGTTTTTTTCTTCGTAACGCCATAAATATTTGATGATGTTGGCAACGCAGACAGCTTCAATTCCTGTTTTGCCCACGGTAGCAGCCTTTAGAGCATCTATACACTCAATACCGCCTTTGGTGTAGTGTTTTGGATGATTTACGTTATTCTCAGGCAACGGCATTGTGAATGTGCTGTTATATGCAACATATTGATTCTTACTGTGCGCTTCTACGCTTTCAAGCGGCGTTTTGGTTACTTTCATTATCTATGCTCCTTTATCCATTTTTTGTGTCTGGCAACTGCTCCAGCTGTAGGCGAAGCCTTTAGCGTTTCAAGATACATAGCTTTCAGTACCTCGCACTGCTGGGTTTTCCATTCGTTAAAAGCTTTACAGTTAGCGTGACAGCCTATTTTTCTTTCTGTGCATCCTCTGCATGGTGTTTTCATGTAGCACCTCTAAAATAATTCTTGTTGGTTGCTTATATCATTCGGTGTTTTAGTGGTAATGCCGGGATATGATCCTGCAAACTTTTTTATCCGGTAATCGTAATACTTTCCATCGGCAGCCATATAGTTTGCGTCAACTTCATCAGGTGTCGGCATATAATACTGCGCTGGTAAAGGAATATCAGTGCACAGCTCTTCAAGTCTGCTCTTTCCGTAAATTATATGATTCCTTATTAAATTCATGTTTTCGCCGTCAGGATAAAAAGGGTCTTGACATCCATAGGTCCGGATATGTTTCCACCGCAAAAAACTGTCTATAAGCATAGCTGTTTCTTCTTTGATTTGTTCTTCAATGCTTTTTTCTTTTTTCGGCATTTTACACACTCCCTACATTTCTTCTACTTCCGGGTCGTACAGCTCAAGAAATTCTGAAAAATCTCCCTCAGTAGCTATCTTTATAGCTTCTTCAGGCGAAGTAGCTAACACTCTGTCGTGAAAATCAACCTCGCCCGAAATCAAACTGCGCCAACTAATAAGATAAATCTTAGCGTCCTGTTGAGCCATAACCGCCACCACGAACAGCACTTGCTTCATCGTCTGATGTTACGCAGTAACGCACGAAGATTCCCTGTGCACAGCGTTCACCTTCTCTGATGATGATGGTTTCGCTGCCGTTGTTTCTGAATTTAACACCTATATTGCCGTCATTGTCCTGGTTGTTAGCATAATCGCTATCAATAATGCCTACGCCGTTAACTAGCGACAAATTGAACTTAACCGCAAGACTGCTGCGGATGAACAGCATCAGAACCATATCGCCAGGCATAATAGCTTTGATGTTTAGCGGAATAAGTACGCTTTCACCGCCAGCTGGAATAAAAATATCGGTCGGGGCATAAAAATCATAGCCAGCAGAAAACTGTGTGCTACGTTGCGGAAGCTTCGTGTTCGCTGGTGCGTCAATCGTCGGTAAAAATTTAATCATCTTAAAAACCTCCTAAAATATCTCTCCAGATTATAACCAGGATTCCAATAGTACCCATAATAGCAAGAATTTCCATACAAATACTTGCAATAAGATGTAAATATTTCAAATTACCACTCCCTGTTTAACATCCATAAAGCTACACACATAACAGCTACGTCAAGCAGTGTGCAACTGACAATATCAATTAAGCATATTTCCATTGGTTGCACCTCTGGCAATCTCTGCTAACTTTGCTCTTTGTGCTTTTACTGCATCAAGCAGCGGCTTTTGAAAGCGGCAATCATCGTCTAAAGCGATTCTTCCAGTTTCCTCTAGTTTGTATTGCATATACTCAAAATTGCCTTCAAGAGAAATTTGCATTTGCTGTAACATCCAATCCGGGAATTTTTCCATATTGGCGATAAGCTCGTTTTCAATGTCTACTAACGCCTGTGTACCTAAACGATGTACTGCATATCTGAATGCAAACAGCAGGACAATTAATTTTTCACGTTTCATTTTTTTACTCCTTATTGTAATGAACTAATTTCGCCGCTTCTGTCATCATGCTCATTAATTCTTGCATAGCCATTTCTTCACCATATTTGCCACGCACACCTAATGCTGCCTGCGCCATCGTACCAATGATCAAACTTTTAAGGATAATATAATTACCTGATGCACAAACAACATCATCGTTATTGCTGTTATTATAGGCAATTATAAAAGATGCTCCACATTCTTGTAGCAGTTCTTTCGCCTGTTCGGCTTTCTTGTAATTAATCATCATTTTTCCTCCTTTCTTATCCAAACGCCATTAGCTAACTTTTCCAAATCTATTTTCTCCCGGCAATGCGGACAAATCGGCATCATATCATTCTTTCGTCCCATATGTTCCTGTAGCATCTTTAGCACACGTTTATATGGTCGAAACTTCGTGCCGATCTCATAGCATCTTAACGTCTGCTTCCTTGCTCTGTCATAGTCCTTTGCTATTTCTTCCCAATCATTACACATCAGCTCCAGCACAACGATAGGTTCAACCATATTACCGCAGTGATTACAGAAGCAGATTTTTGTATCCGGGTCGACTGTAAAACTAATAGGCTTTTTGCTACCACAATAGATGTTAGTTTCTTTGTAGCAATGGCAAGTAGTTCTGCCCTGCTCACGCTTAATTGGTGAGAATTTTAATATCTTCATTGTTTTTGCTCCAATTTACATATCTCCACGTATTTTAGCATTAAACATAGCTCTTAAACGTGCCTCTGGGTCGCTAATAGCCTTTGCAACAGCTTCTGCAGCTTTCTTTAATTCGTTGTTAATCTCCATATACTCAGGCTGTTGCCGTACATGATTTTTAGCAGCATCTACTGCGTGACTATCATACTGCATCTGTACAAGCGACTCCAACGCTTTTAAGTCCGCCTGCAGTTCTACAATCTCGACAACAAGTAGCATCAGTCGTGCCGATGTCTTAATGTCTGCAATATCCAACATACGTCTGATTTGTTCTTTGTTAATCATTTAATCAACCTCCCATATATCGGGAAAAATTGTCAATTTGCAAGGCGAAACGGTTTTAGTATCGTGAAAGATGCAACCTTTGCAGCGTTTCCGCTTGCTGCACATTGCCTTTATGAGCCGGGCAGCTTCTATAGCTTCTATAGTTTTTATTTTTTTCATTTTTACCTCCTTATAAAAAGCGGCGGCGTGGGAATTCTTGACATCAGCTATACGGCTTCGCTACGAATATTCATCAATTCCTATTCGCAACTAACATCTACTGCCATTCGGCAACCCAGCCGCCGCACCCTAGGGCTTAATTTAAATCAATATAGCACCAGCGAATTACGGCATCTTCAAAAAAGCATACGAATTCGTAGCAACTATTTTCTCTAACGATTTCGTCACATTGCCTGTAGCCAATTAGTATTTCTGACGCTTCTCCGATTTTGACTTCAAAAATACAGAGTTTATCTCCGTTCGGCATAACATCATTACCATGCCATTCACCGCATATAGGTTTGTTGTTCATTTTTTTCATCTCCTTAACTTTTTCAAGGGATTTTGAGCTGTTGCGTTTTTTACAACAGCTCGTACAAGAGATTTTTGCAACATGTTGCAGTTTTCTCTTATAATCTGTACTTCACGCCCACTTCCGCAGCCACCTTAGGCAAGGCTGCTTGCGCTGCTTCCTCTGAGCTGTATACCCAGCCTTTGTCTAGCAAGGCATATTCTTCCGGGAATCCGCCCCACCACAACGAGCGAACAACCCACTTATCGCCCAAACGCCCAAAGGTAAAATAAACATCACCTTCCTTCGGCTTCCACGGAAGTTTGACGATTTCCATTTTGCCTTTCAGCAAACTGTTTAATGCTCCGTGGTCGAACCATTTCGTTCTCTGACCATCAACAGTAGCTAATTCTAGCCCATTATCGGTAAGCTTATAAGTCAATCTGTCATAACCCTTAATTTTAAATTCTTCGCCCAGCTCCACGCCGAGCATTTGGGCGATTTCCGGAATAAGATTTTTACTCATTTTCTTTATCTCCATTTCTTTTTACATTCATCACATTCATCACAAATAAAGCCCATATATACAAAATACGCAAAAAGCGGTGTAACAATTAGACCAAGGATAGTGAATATTTCGTCGTCGGTTCCAGCGGTCAATAATAATTCTGCCATGTTATCACTCCTTCACAGCTTTACTAGCTTTCAAAATTTTCTCAATCAGCTTATCCACAGCCTTATCTGCAAGTTCGCCGGTAGCCTTGATGTTTGCTGGTGTTATATGTTCCGCAGCATACATAGCGTATATTTCTTTTTCTGTTGGGAGAAATGCTCCCAACATATCTAAAATCAAAGCCATACAAACAAGTATTTTAGCTATCTTAATGGTTACTTTATCTGTATCATCTGTCACAACTGCTATTGTAACTATCACGGCAAAGATAGTTACAATAAAGCCTATTATGCAGCAAAACGCTTGTATAAGGTCTATTCTTCCTGCCCAGTAAATCAGCCACGGGCTAATAATTGGTTCGTTCATTATTCCCACCCTTTAATTTTGTTTCCACACCATGGACAAAAATCATAGTATTCATAATTCTGTACCTCAGAGCCACATTGAGAGCATTTGTATACGCCCATAGCTGCATCATCTCCTGCTCCCACATATTCCATTGTAGAGCCTGTGTTTTTCTGCAACCATTTAGCTAGTTCTTTATCTCCGCCAACATAAAACATCATCGTTACATTGTTGGGATTGTAATCAAAATCAGCAAAACCAAAATAATCTGGATAATAGCTGCCATTATCATCGACAAAGCCATATTGAAGCGGCAGATTCTCAAAGCCGTTAGCATTAGCATATTCGTAAAGCTCTTTGATTGTCATAACCTTTACTCCTTAAATCTTTCCATAATAGCCACGATTAAGCCCATCCACTGGATAACAGCCACTGGGATAAGCGTTACAATCAACACGACCGCTACAAATTCGTCTAACGTCATTACTCTTCCTCCTCATCCTTTTGCCAGCTTACCAAATCATGCGCATCACCAATATCTCTAATCGTGTGGCCCAGGATTTTGCACGTATTTTTTAGCCATTCAACGCTATGCCCTTCAAGCACCCTGTCCATTTCTTCGTCTGACAAGTCACTAAAGCAAACACTTTCCCAGTACTTACCACGTTTCACTCTAAAATAAATGCCGTCTAATTCTCTGTTTATTGCCATTTTTTAACCTCCCTGCCAAAACTTCACACTTTCTTAACTCGCTACGCATCAGCTCACGTGCCTTACGCAAGCAGTAACGATAGTATTTCAGCTTCTGCTGTCTTCGCTTTACCACAGCCATATTAACCACCCAATCGCAGCACCTAACAGAGCCCCAAGCATAGCAGGTATGCCGATGATTAGTATAACCGTAATCATGTCGATGATTACATTTAGTAATTTACTCATTTACATTACCTCTTTTTGCCGTCTACAGAAAACTTTGTTTTAAGGAAAAATCAACCATTATTCTCACCTCTGTTTGGATTCTGTTTCCAGCCACCTACAGGACGATACAGATGCAAAACATCGTATATCCTGCCTACGCCGTGTAAATACTCGCTTTCTTTTGGGTGAATCTGATGAACTTCTTCTTCCGGTAGCCAGAATATGTCTTTAACCTGGCACATAACCTCCCATGACGGCGTTTTATTCGCCGTGCCGCAAAATTTCACGCTCACGTGCTCCCATTGGTTGCCGTCCTGATCAGGCTCAACGCCTACAATACACTGTAAGCTCTTTTTGATTCCCGGCAGATGCAGGAAGCCTGTCAATACTAAGCCTTCAAAAGCAAAATCATTTTTCTTGTCGGCTTGAAACTTTTCGTTTGCTAAAATCTCCTTAACACTTCTCATCTTAATCTCCTTGCTCCGCACAGTTGTGGATTATTACTGCACTGTTTACATTCCTTGTCACATTCCCAGCAGCATACGTGGCAAACCTCGCTTCTTACACAGCCGGGGAACGGAAAAGGGCAAACATATTTATTTTTCAGCTTTTTCGTGATTATCGGCTCTTCATCTTTTGAAAAATTCTCGGCAGGCTTTTGAGCTTTAGCCTTGCTTTTGTTTGTTTCCTGCCTTCTTATTTGCGCAAGGCTCATGATTTTGTGCTTACACTCCTTACCTCCGCAGCTCATTCCTTGCCGCCGGGCAAGGTTAGATACATCTCTGTAACATTCAGTGCCACATTCGCAAAGGCATTTTGCAACCGAAACCTTCTTTTTAGGTCTGATGCTGATAACGCCTGGAGGATAAATTTCAAGCACTGTCAGCATACCTATTTTCTGCCCTAGCAGATAGCTCCAATCCTTATTCTGCATTAAACCGACTTCCTTTCGCTTTACTTTAGCCAAATAGTGCCATAGCACGATGAGCATCTAAACGCCCATTTTACAGCACCTTTTTTGTCTACAATCTTTGCACCGTAGACAAGCTTTATTTTTTCCTGCTTGCAATGAGGGCAGCACTGCTTGCCTTCGGCTGTTGTTCCAAGTAGATATTTCACTGTTGCCCCTCCGTTACAGTCAGAAATTTTAACACTCTTCCTGTATTACTAATTCTGTATTCTTCCAGATCATCACGCTTCAGGTACTGCCTTCCATATAGCGACTTCATATTCTCCCATACAAGGAACGGCACGTTGTAAAAATCTGTCAGATTAAACGATACCAGGATAAAGCACCTTGCTCCTAAAAAATGATGAACCTTTAGGTATTCAAGCTGGTGCGGTTCAAGTCTGCTTCGCAGCATCTTGTCGCCGTCGGTGTGCTTCGCTTCAAAGCACACCGCTAAACCGCCTCTAAGAGTCCCCTTGTAGTCAACACCGCTTTTCTTTGCATAGTTGGCAATGAACTGTCCATGCGCTCCATAAGGGCGGATATAATGTACAGGTTCGCTCTGTTTCTCAATCTTCGCAATGCCGTGTTCCTCGTAATACTGGCAGCCTGCGTCAATCATCTTTTCAAAGAATGAACCGCTTGCCTTACTCCGCTTGCCTACAATGATACTTTTAAGCTGATTCATGTTTCTTGTACCCCTTGAATTTCATCCTGCTGAAAGCGTACCTCAGATAAGCTAAGTCCTGAAGCACATCAATGTATTCAAGCTTATCAACATATACCTTGCTTCTTCCCCACGTGCTAATCAGCTTCATGCTAGGATTGTAGGTCTGGTGATATATCGTTTTGTACAAAAAACAATATTCACTGCAAATCTTCTTAAAATCATCTTTCTTTAATTCGATTTCAGTCCACGCCAGCTTACGCAAGCGGTTAACTTCGTCTTTAATCTTCATTCTGCACCTCGCTTAAAACGGAATTTCCTCATTAAAAGGTACTGTGCTGCCAAAACCTTGGAAGTCCTGGCTTTCTTCTCCCGGTGTCTGTTGGGATTCGCCGCCTTGCTCTCTACGCTCAATGAATTCAAAGTGCTCCGCAATGACCTCGGTTACATATTTCTTTTGACCGTCTTTAGCTTCATAATTGCGAATTTGCAGTCTGCCTTCAACTAACACACGCTGTCCCTTGCTAAGGTAGTTGCCACAGATTTCAGCTTGTTTACCCCAAATAACAACAGGGATAAAATCCGCTTCACGCTGCTTGTCTTTCGAATAAGGTCTGTCCACAGCAAGCGTGAACTGAGCAACAACCTTGCTTGTAGAAGTGTATCTTACCTCCGGGTCTTTTGTCAGTCTGCCTAATAAAACGATTTTGTTCATGCTTTTTGTTCCTTTCTCTTTAACGGATTGTCCTGGCAGAAAATTTCGCCGCCTTCTTTTTTGATTTTTGCTTTGATTTCGGCAATAGCTTTATGCAGATAATAAACCTCACCGCTGTCATGATACATATTGATATAGAAATTTACTATTGTCGTAAAATATCTCTTATCTTTATCACGATTTGCACTTTCAGTGATTCTCGTAAGCTCTTTAGCGTCCATAATTCCCTCCTATAATCCTAATAACTTGTTAGTAGCAGCAAAGCCTTCTGCAACCTTCTTCCTGCGTCTGCTTGCGTGTGTAACCTCTACCGGGTGGCACATCTGCAAAATGCGGTCATAGATTCTTGTTTCCGTTATCGTCTGCGGCTTTTTGATTGCGTCAATCGGCAAATTTGTTGTGATGATTGTAGGCAATCCGCTCCGGCAACGGCTGTCGATGATCTGGAACACTAGCTCCTGAGCAAACTCCGTGCGCCGTTCTGCTCCTAAATCATCAAGCACTAACAACTCAAATTGATTAAATCCGTCAAGATACGCTTGCTTTTGTTCCGTTCCCCACAAGGTATTGAACACTCTGCCGAAATTAGTCATTAAGCAAGCTACGCCTTTATCAATTAGTGCATTGACCACACATGCAGCGGCGAACGTCTTTCCGCTTCCGGAATTTCCGTAAAGCAGCAATCCTTTATGCATCCTGCGAAAATCATCGTAGTGCTCAACGAAATTCTTCATTGCTCGCATCGTCCGCTCATCTGCGCCGTCATCATGGCTGAAAGTCTGTGACTGAAGCTCACGCTCCGGGAAGCCAGCTTTTCTAAGCTCTTGTACCCTAGCAAGTCGCTTTTCATGTTCCTCACGTTCACGCTCTGCCTGAAGCTCTTCCGCTCTGCACTTGCAGATACAGGTTACAGTTCGTTCAACACCAAACAAGAAACCTCTGCATTGCTTCGGCGTGTGACATTTACCACACATAAGCAATCCGTTTTCGTAATAATCATTTTCGTTTTGCTTATTAAGCTGTGAAGCATTTTTAGCAATGTGATTTACAGCAAGCGTAATTGAATTCTGAACATCATTCGCATTCATGCTATCACCTCACTAAAAATATTTGTCCAGGTCTGTTTGGTCATCCGGCGGTTTCTTTGGCTTTTGATTGTCACCGCTCGCAAGGTTTCTTGCAACTCCCTCACAATAGGCTATTGACTTCTTGCCTTGCTGCGCTGTTATTGTTACCGCTTGCATGGCTATTAGCTCGCCGTGCTCCTCAGAAATAGCCTGTAACCGCTCTGCAATATATGGTGTTATCGGCGTAACATTTTGATTCCAAAAACCAACAGGATTATTATCGCTCGTAACATTTTCGTAACTGTTACACGTAACGGCAGCATTTTTATCGTAACAACCACTACTAAAGTTATTGTTGTTACTCTTACTCTTATTCTCTTTCTTATTCTTACTCTTATTCTTATCCGTAACATCTGTGTTTGTTACATCGTTGTTACGTGTAACATTTTGACTTGTTACGCTTTTGTTACACGTAACATCTTCGTAACATTTCGTAACATCTGTGTTTGTTACGTCATTGTTACAGGTTTTGGATTGCTTCTCACGCTGCCTTTTAACTCTCATTGCTTCCTTACACCGCTCACGCTCCTTGAGCTTTGAAAGCTCTTCGGCGTTCTGATACTCACCCCAGCCTACAATATAGATATAGCCGTTATCCTCTATATCAATCATGTTATACTGCCGAAATACTTCTAAAGCAGTTTCCGCAATTTTAGGCTTAAAACCACCAACAGCAGCTAAGGTTTTTGGTGTATACGCTACACCTTCGGTAGCGTATACATAACCACCATCGTTTTTTTTACGAGCTAAAGCTAACAGGAAGAACCACATTAATGCCAGGCTATCACCAATCTTCGTATCAGCACGAAGTATCTTAATTTTTTCACTGTCGAACACATCGGCGCTAACCTTGAACCAGCTCTCCATGTCGCCCTCCTACAATAACTTCTTCCATAATGGTTGCCGTCTAAGTAACCTCACATACTTCATAAGTGCTTTCTTTCTCATAGGTAATCTCTCCCAATTTTCTCTATCCACTCGTCCCGGCTATGTTTATCTTCATAGCAGGTTTGAGCAAATCGCCTTAACCGCAAGTCTGTTTCCCTGTCCAAATGAGGTCCGAGTTTTCCTTTGTGATGTTCGTAGCATAGCCAGATTGTTAAACTCAGCTTGTCCGAAATCTTTCTCCCGGCTGCTTCAAATATCACATGATGGCGCTCCAGGTTACAGGTTGTACCGCACATAAAGCACTCCTTGTCACTCTGTAATATGCTTTTCTTACTCATTTTTTTCGCTTTCTGGCGTCTTGAACACCGCATTATCAGAAACAACATTAAGAGGCTTAACATTGGCAGCTTCTTCAATTTCTGCTGCGCTAAAATCTTCTTGCTGTTCTTTCATCTCGGGGATTTCTGCCTGTGCTGCTTCTATCAGCTCTAAGCGTTCCCTTATTGCGTTATGCGCTAAACTATAATTTGGAGCTTGAAGCAGTTGCTCTAGCTGATCGTATGTCAGTTCTACAATATCTGTCATACCATTACGAGTACGCACATACGCTTTTCCATATTCAAGCTTAACGAATTTATTTTCCGTGATTTCTACACCACTATCACACCATTGACGAATCTTTTTGCCGATCTGCGGAGTAATTACTTCACACCAATCAACAAATAATCCGGTTCTGTCTTTTGTAGCAGCGGCCATATGACGCTCAACACTAATGTCAAACATTACTGTAAATTCATATTCTAAGCCGTCTCGCTGAATAGGAGCTAATCCCATTTTTATCGGCATTTTTTTGCCTTTTTCATTCTCTACAATCTCATATGCCTGCTTGCTTCTCATGCAAACAATTACGTCCATTTTTGCTTGGAGAATTGCGTCAACAAGCTTATTTTGCTTCGGAGTAGCGTCCTTCCATGCAGTAAAGCTATTACCGCTTCTTGTTGTCGCCGCTTTCTTATCAACAAAATCAAGAACGCCGCCTTCACCTGCCCACGCATGAGATAAACTGTCAATAATCAACACGTTATATCCTGCTTGCTCTGCCTCATGGATGTAATCAATGTACTTTTCCGGTGTAAAGGGTGCTGACATCGGAGCTACATCGTATTCGCACAGATTACTGTACAGCTCACCGCTGCCGTTTTCCGTATCTATCATTGCAATCTTATCACCTAATCCTTGCGCCAACTGCAATGCGCTGTAGGTTTTACCGCTGCCACTAACACCGGTAATAGCAATTTTCAAAAACGCTTTTTTGCGTTCAGCCTTTTTAAACAGTCCCATAATTCACTACTCCTTATTTGCCCGGTCAATTTTGTACGCTTCTTCGTACTCTTTGATGCTATTCAGAATTCTTTCGCAGTTTGATTTCATAAGCATTGCGGCTTTGTGAAATTCCTCATCGTTTTTGCCAAGCCCGGCAAAATCGGTAAAGTTAGCTGTCTCAACGTCGAAACATAAGCCGTATCTTGCGTCAGTCAATGCGTTCATATAACTTCACCTTCCTTAACCAGTTCTTTAAGTCTACTGTGAAGCTTAAGAGTAGTTTCAGCATCCCAGTGACAGCATTCACAATAACTGCCAACTTTAGGATATGTTTGCATATTTACCGACAAGCTGTTAACGTTATAGCTTAACACATCACCTTCACGCACAGCCTGTTTTTCCTGGTGGTATCCGAAGTGTTGATACTTACATTTGCCATCCCTGGTACAGTGTGAGCAAGTCTTAAAGTCTTTCAACCAGCTCTCTTTCGTCTGCTTGTGCTCACCATGCTTCCTTTTTCTGAAAGCTTCAAATCCTTCCATGCTAAGTCCGCTGCGAGCTAACACGGCGTTAACCTGTTCATTAGTTACCATATACATCCTCCTTTTGAATTCCGAAACCAAGCTTTAAATCAGCATAGGCTTTAACTACTCTGCCTTGTGCAGTTGTATAGCCTTTTAGCTGAAGCTCTTTGTTCCATTCCCTTATAAGCGAGTAGCCTTTTCCAACGCCTACGCCTAAAAGGTTGGCAATGTCTTTAGCTGTGTAGAATCTGCTTTCCATGTTTGACAACCTCTTTTCCGTATGCTATACTATATATGACCTATTTTTTAAACCGATTTCCTTTCGACTTTATTTATAGGTTAAAGGCTCTCTATTAGCGTGGGGGGTCTTTTCTTTTTGTTCTTCTTCAATACCAATCAATACAAGCAAAGCCTGTGCACCTTCCCGGCATTCTTTTAAAAGACTGTCGCCGAGGTGCTTTTTTTGTACCGTTTTCGCTACCATTTGCGGAAACAATTCAACCACTTCACCGACTTCTTTTTGCGCCCTTAACATATTTACCGCTAAATCGTCAGCAGGAGGAATAAGTCCAAAAACGTCGCAAAACACTACATTTCTTTGCAGGTGCTGTACACGCAACCACGGTGTACGATAGAGTTTTGACATTGCTAGTGCAATAACATCAGGGCATTGCCGCCAGTCAATCTCATAGTCTTTCAAGCAGCTAGAAGAAATCCCTAGTTTTTCTGCCGCCTTTATGCGGTTCAAACCTGCATATTCTCTAGCTGTTTTGTAGATATTAGTTTGAGTTTCAGACATCTTAAAAAAACTCCTTTATGGTATAATACAAGTATGGCAGTTAACCAATCGTTATAAATCTGCCATCATTGATTTTTCACTGTGTAGTAATTAACAGTGACCACATCTCCAGGCTGGAGATAACGGCGGTTGGCGGTCAGGTGCTTATTATCTTCGGATACGTTGTACCAAAACTCGTCAAAACAAATTCTCGTTTTGTTAAGCAGGAAATACTTGTCAGCGATTCCATACATGGTTTCGCCTTCTTGTACAATGTGCGTAATTGTATGCCTTTGCACTTGGCTGTCCGAAAATCCGCCAACTAAGCTAAGAAAACACCAAGCAAAGATGATACATACGCAGATTTGCAATACCTTTTTCATCTTTTTCACTCCTTTGTAGCAATTTCCGGCTTTTCTACAACCGTCAAGATTTTGTAATTTCCATGACGATAGCAAGCCCAAAAGCACTTACACGCTTCAGTTTCGTTTCTTTCGGTAAAAGTATCAAGTCTTACCTTACCGGTTTCCAAGTTTTGAAAAACTACAACCCAGTCTTTACATTTATACATCTCTTCATCACTCCTTTACGCTTCCAAAAAGTAATCAACGCTTACGCCGAAGTATTCGGCAAGTTTTTGCAATGTCTTTAAACTCGGAGTATATTTGCCTTGTTTCCAATAGGTAAGCGACGGAGCGTTAATTCCTGCCTCTTTAGCAATCCTATTAGCCGACAAACCCTTTTTGAGCATCAATTTCTCGAATTTACTATACATTTTTCGCTCCTTTCCTTGCATAAAATAATCTACTGTGATAGAATTATATTAAAGTAATTTAACACTAGCACTGATTTAAAGTGCTTTAATCTAAGTATTAACTTACTATAATTATTATACTACTTTAAAGCGTTTTTGTAAAGTAGTTTAATAAAATTTTTTTAGGATTTTTTGGAGAATTTTACATGTACGAAAAACTTGCATTACTGCTAAAACAACACGGTATCAGTGCTTCAAGATTAGCAAAAGAAACAGGCATTAGCGCACCAAGCTTAACTTATTGGAAGCAAGGCAAATACACACCGCAAGCTAAAACCATTCAAGCTATCGCTAATTACTTTAATGTTCCGGTTGCGTATTTTTATGATGACACTGAATATGCTTTAGGTATAACAAAGCAGCAAGCGCATGACCTCGGCATAGACACCGAAGCAGTAAAGCAGCAGCTCAACGCCCAGCTTCTCGACGAACAGGCTATTGAGATTGCGAAACAGATTCAGAAGCTCGATGACACTCAAAAGATGGCTATCGAGCAAATTATAAAAGGGCTGTTGCAAGGCAAAGGCAAGGACTGACTTCCCCTTCGCCAGCATGGCATAATACCTTGCAATCTAAAGGAAGGAGGTTAAAACGAAGTCGATGTCATACCACTAACGAGTATGCACAGCTGATTCGACAATTACCAACAGAGCATGTGTATTTCCTGCTACTCTGCATAGAAATTGCCAACCAACTGGCAAAAAACAAGCTGAGACAACACGGACTCAATGATTCAACTTGATGTTAGGGGGATTCCTTTAGGGAGTCATTTTGTAGAAAACTACAGCGAAAAGAGGACGCATATGTCCGTCCTCTTTTTTCGTGTATAGAAGGGAGTCGGTATAAAGTGTTGGACTATCCAATTAAAACTAATCAAGAGTTCGTAACTGATGATTTTATAGTAAAATGGGGCAAACATTATGCAGCTATATTATTATATTCAAGACTCTCACCCAATGGGCATTATAAAATAATGTGGGGACAAAATGACTATTATGTATATGATGCCAGGTCTGAACGATTGCTGACGTGTGGGCATCGTTGCGTAAATTTATACACTGCTTTTATTGCTGACAATGGCTATTTTTCCCTGGAAGAATGGCTAAATGCAAGCACGTTATCAAGCAGAATTACTATTAGGTCTCTTAGTGGTGACTTGATTTATCAAAACGAATTTCCGCTAAACAGTAAAATGTCCCTCCTTTCAGAAAAAGGATTTTTTGCCGCTGTAGCTCTTTGCAATGGTTCAAGTTCCCTTGCAAATAATCTTATTTTGATTGACCTACGAGAAGACGTGGTGAAAGCTGTACCTATTCAAGTAATAGCCGATGCGGATAATATAATAAGCTTTGACACAGACAAGAATATCTTTACTGTTATGACAACAAATAATGTAGCCTACGAATACAGTATTGATGGAACTTTTTTGGACGAGGAAAAGTACACTATTTTTAAAGAATCTAAACTCGTAGGAAAAAGAGCTTTTAAAGCAGCCAAAGAACATCTTAAAAAAATAAACTCTACAAACATTGATGATTATTACAATGTTCTTTCCTTACTTCAACGCTCATTGCAAGACGTATTAATGGATAATGAAAAAGCTAACGTTTACCGTTGCTTAGGCGACATTCAATATCGCTGCGGAAATAAACTGATAGCTTTCAACGCTTATAAAAATGCGCTATCTTTCAATGATAAAGTTGGTGTAAAAACAATATTAAAAAAAATGAAAAAAGAAATATGGACACTAAAATGAAAAAAATCTTACTTTTAACAATTTTTCTCCTGTCATTCTGTGCAACTTCTTTTGCTGCAAGTTGGCAATGGATTTATTCCACAAACAATACTACTTTTTCCATTGACACAGCTTCAATAATCAAAAAAGAAAATATGTATACAGCATGGTTAAAAGTTGTTCCATTAGAATATGCACAGCAAGAAATAAACGGAAAAAAAGTAGCATTCATATTACAACGACATAGCTACAAAAACACTGATATGGGAGTTCAAGCAAAATTATTACAAACTGTTTTTTACGACAAAACAAAAGATGTAATTTATACAGATTTTAATCAAGCAAACTGGGAACCTCTTATTCCCGATTCTATTGGAGAATTAGCATATAAAAAAATAGTAGAATCGTATAATAGTAAACATTTACAATCTACAATAAATTGAGGTACTATCATGAAAAAGCTAACAGTATTATTATTATCCCTACTCTGCTTACTCACTGTTGCTTGCGGAGGTCCATCAGCCAAGGAAGAAGCGGAACGCCTGCATAAAGAGCATATGTTAGTCACTAAAGCAATGTGGAATAACGAATTTACTCCCAGATTCCAAAAAATTTTAAAAGAATTACCAGAAGCACAACAAGACATAGAAGCAGCAAAACTTGCAGAAGAATTTAAACCAAAGCCAGAAGAATTGCTAAAAAAAGCTCAAGGAGAAAAAGTTCAGAAACAAAACCAACGTTTATTAGAATTAATCCAGCAGCAAGATAAAAATTTAATTGATTTCCTTAACTTAACAGCAAGATTAAAAGATAAGCAAAATCTTAACCAGCTTAACTGGAAACAAGACTTTACTAACATAACGATAAAAACAATAAACACAAGACTTGAATATGATAACGAGTATTCAAAAATCACTACCGGCAAAGGTACATATGAGCTTACTCTTGCCAACTTCCAAAAAATTCACGAAGGTGATACTTATCAACAAGTCGCAGAAACATTCAAGATGCCTGGCACTCTCGTTCGTTCAAATAATGCACAAATAAGCGGAGAATATTATTACGAACAGGACTTTGAATGGAGAATTGACGATGCAAAAGTGTTTGTAAGTTTTGACCGTGGAAAAGCTCATCTAACAATACAGCACAATCTAAAGTAACAGACTATTCCCCTAGCCTGTTAAAACATTCACTAGCAGGCTTTAAGCCTGCTTTTGTGCTTTTTGAAATAAAAAAAGGCTTGAAAAACAGTCTGAACATAAAATTCCAGGTTGCTTTTCAAGCCAGTATTTTTATACAGTTTATATCGCTATTTTTATAGATTAAAAATCTTATCAGAGCTTCATATTTAGCTTATATGAGCATTTGATTTTTACTAATATAAATATAAGCAGAAGCCTTGAAAAGTCGCTTATAAGCTAAATACTAAAGAGATTTTTTGGCGTTTTTTGGCAAAAATTACATGAAAGGAGCTGCAGAACATGACAGTAACAAAAAATCCGAAAACAGGAAAATGGGACTGCGCTTTTTGGTATAAAGATTGGCAAGGCGTAAGAAAACATACAACCAAAAGAGGTTTTGATAAAAAGCGTGATGCTGAAAAATACGAAAGCGACATGAGGAACAAAACTCATACACATGATCCGAAATTTAGCGAAGTTATTGCAGCATACCAGCAAGAGCTGGACAGCAAATTGAAGCTAGGAGAATTAAAGCAGTCGACTGTCGACAAGAAAAACCAGGCATTAAAATATTACGTCCTCCCTTTCTTTGGGAATATGAACATAGATAAGGTTACTCCGCTTCAAGTTATGCACTGGCTTGCCCTTCAAAATGAGAAATCAAAAAAAGAACGCCTTTCAAGCAGACTGCTAAATCAGATACGTTCGGAATTAAGCCAGGTATTCGAGTTCTCGAAAAGAAATTACGGAACAAAAAATAATCCTGTCACTCTTACCGACAGGGTAAAGCCATATTCTAACGATACACGTGCGAAATTATGGACAGTAGAACAGTATAAGATTTTCTATGACGATATTAAGATAGCTTCACATAGAGTACTGTTCAATATCATCTTTTGGGCAGGCTTGCGCATAGGTGAAGTTATGGCTCTAAAAATCGAGGATATATCGCCCTATAAAATTCATGTTAATAAATCACTGATGAGGATACACAATAAAGATGAATTTGTCATTAGCACACCAAAAACAAGAAGCTCCGTGCGTGATGTTGAAATACCGAAATACCTCTATAATCAAATCATAGACTACATAGGCACGCTTTATAAGGCTAAACCAGAAGATTATATCTTTGATGGCATAAAACCGTCGGCTATCAGAACATATATGCAATATCACTGTACTAAGTTAGGCTTGCCAAGAATTAGTCCTCACATTCTCCGGCACAGCTATGCTTCAATGCTTTACGCAGCTACCGGAGATATTTTGGCAGTCGCTGAACAGATTGGTCACGCAGATACAAACACAACCTTCAAATTTTATGCTCACATGATGCCTGAAGCTAATAGAAAAGCTGTCGACAAATTAGAGAGCATAACTGTGGATAACTTGCCCCAAAATAGCGAATTTTAATTTTTGGAACTCATTTTGAACTCAATCAATAAAAAAAGAACCGCTAAATCCCATAAATACTAGGGTTTAGCGGTTTTTATTTACAATGCTCTATATTATAGCACAAATAGGCTTAAACGTCGACATATAGGTTTTCATGGTGTCTGAGAAGTGTTAATAATTTGTAAAAAGGGGGAAGGGATAGATAGCTGACGATAAAAGAAAAAAGACATGTCACATGACATGTCTTTTTTCT